TCAGGTGGCTACTTTAACCCATTCACTACCGCGATTATCTTGATATTTTGCTGTCATCACTGCTGACTTATGGCCTAGCAACCGTTGGGCAAACTCCGTCCCTTTCTCTTCAGTATACAGCCTTGCGGACAGACTTCGTAATTCATGAAAACTAGGCGGTTCTTTTTCCCACAGGATGCCGGATAGTTCTCGCGCTTTAGCAAATCCCCTCGCCATCGTTGTCGTTGTCAATTGAGTCCCAGTTTGTGAACAGATGATGTTATCGAATCTGCCAAACAGCACCTTACAGCGATCAACCGTATCCTTTAGGCTAACTCCAATTGCATCGAGAGTTAGGCTCAAGTCAATGACAAGTTTATTCCCCGTCTTTTTCTGCTCAATCCACAACATCCCATCACGAATATCTTTCCATTTTATCTTACTGATATCACTCACTCGTTGCCCTGTCATTAGCGCTAATTCTATGCTTAGCGAAATCCAAGGCTGGAGGCCAAGAGAGCAGCGGTAGATTTCTTTGTACTCAGAAAGAGATAAACGCGACCTCTTTATCTCTGATCGCGGGTTCCTAGTCGCCTCTACAGGGTTGTTGGTAATGTGACCATCAGCAATTGCCTCTCTAAAAATGTCCAGTAATGCAATACGCATTAACTTAGCCGTCGTTGTTTTTCCGTCTGCTGAGTATGAGGCCAGTATGGAAGCAATGTCCTTTGTCGTAATGCTCTCAACTGGAACGTTATCGATGATAGTTCGTAAGATGCGTATCTTTCCGTTGTACTCTTTCAATGTTTTGGGCTTTAGTCCTCGACTGTCTATAACTTTAGAATAATGGTCTAGCCAGTCATGAAAGAGCATTGACGCTTCAGTTGACAACCTATCGACAAGCCTAGTTGATACACTATCCATTAGCTGAAGATTGGCCTCGATAGCCTGATTTACTGCATCACGCTTTATCTTTCCAAGCCCGTATTCCTTACCCGTCCGTGGGTCTCGGTAGCAGTAATATCCGTTATTTCTGACGTACAGATTTGGAGGCAGATCGCGGCGAGTGTGACTTCTGTTCCGTGCCATTTTTAATTCTCATCAGAAGAGTGCCGGGTGATTTTGTTGGCTGAGTATTAACGCGCTTTTCTGCGTCCTCGCGAACAAAGTATTGATGGCCATCAAATATTGGTGGCGGCCATATCTGACCATTCCGAGCCCAGCGGCGTATTGTTTCCATATTCTTTGGTTTGGGAAGCGTTTTGTTCCATTGCTCAAGTGTTAGCATCTATTTATCCTTATCTATCACTTTCATGCAGTAGCAAGACAGCACCATCCACGGCTTAAATCTTCCACAGAGGGGCACTATCTTTGCTGAATGCTTATCGAGTAACTGGCGGTATGTGAGGTTGTTTTTTTGTTTCGGAGTTCTGTGAGAAGGGCTCTTGCCACATTGCGTATCGCGTTGTCTTGTTCTGCTGTCATGTCATGCTGCTTTCACTCCTGCCATAATGCCGCTGCCGATTGCGATCAGTTCGTCGCGTGATACGGTAGTAAACTGGCAACGTGGTTTGATGAATGGCCGCCAGATGAATAGCAGGCTGCCTTTGCTGTTTCCGTTTTTACCGGGTTTTCCGGTCCCAGCGTTGATGAATGACAACCGTCCACCGGTAATTAGACGGACTTCATCCACGGATTCGAGCGCCAGAGAAAACCAACCGGTTGATGTATCAGCAGGGAGTAACATCATAACCGGCTGGCTTTGTGCTTTGCACTGCTCTGCTGCCTTTTCTACCCACGGAGTGATGGCGGAATAGGGTGGATTGCACCAGATAGCGCCGTAGCTTACCCACTCGCTATTCAATGCATCATCGCGCTCTGTCAGATATCTGGCACACAAGGTGTTTCCGTGGTCGGCTGCCGCATCGAGATAGAAACCAAACTCAGCATCAAGCGCTGCAAATACTTCGATCGGCGTCTGCCAGCGGTCTTTATGTTCGAGTGGTGTATTGCTCGCAAATTCACTCATGCAACCCCCTCCGCTGACTCTTAGCCCATTGCTCCTTCTCCCAATCCTCTCTGCAATCACTGTCACAGAAGCACCCATTCAAAAGAGGGTGATCGCAGTTGTAGCATCGCCCAATAAATTGCAGACTTGGTTTTCTGTTCATCAATGCAATGTCGCGCTCTAACTGCTCAAGGTTAGAGGCGTTGTCGATATCATCTGGCATAAATCCTCCGGCAATAAAAAAGCCGCTGGTTAGCGGCTGTTAATCTTGAGTAACTGGATGAGTCATCGGATCAGTGATGTCTGTTTTCGCCATCTATTTCTGCTCCTGTGCTGGGGCTGAAAATGCAGCGCGAGATGGCGACCAATCGCAATAAGTATCAGCTTCAGTGTGTCCGAAAATAGCCTTACAACGCCGAATATGTACGCAATCACCGCACGTTTTTCCGACTGGAAGTTTCATTTTGTCCGGATCTGCTGGGTCATAATTAAGAATTGCCATTATTCGCTCTCCTGTGCTGGGGCTGCGCGGTCTAAACGTTCAATTTCAGCGAGAATGAGAGCACCGGCTTTAACTAAATCCCTGCGCTGGCCAGCCTGCTTCCACCGCTCTTTACCCCACGGCCAATGTGCCGGAGTTGAGAAGCCCTGATCGTTAGCAAATAACGCATAGCACGCAGCCGCTGAAGCTATTTCTCCCTCTGCATGCTCGTCGTCGTGTTCTGCCGTCCATCCTTCCTCTATGATTTGACGCTGACGTTCTGCAATAATGTCGTTTCCTGCTTTGCAAGACTCGCTTACCCTTTGTGATTTTGGTTTCTGCGAATCGATGTACCGCAATACTTGCATGAGTAAGTGCTCAAGACCTTCTGCCGGCATCGTTACAGACGAAGCCATCTGACAGCGCTCTAAATGATCGATAACTTTGTCGCGTGACCAGTCAGTACTGCCTGTGAATTTGATGATATTGTTCATTGCTTATCTCCATTGGCTGGTTGTGCTGGTAGCGTGCGGCGGCGCTGTAACTCTTTGAGCCACATAATTAGCTGAGTGTTGTTTAATTCCCCGTCCTGATCGTCGCTATCGCTATTTTCGAGCATGTCTATATAGAGTTCTAAATCTTGAGCGTCTGGCTGTTCTGGTATTACAGGTTGTGCGGGTGCTGGCTCTGCATCGAGCAACATCATCACATCTGTAAATTCAGGCTGATAAGCAAGTTTAGGCTCCATCGCAAGCCAGCTATTCATGACCTTTTTAAGGTTTTCGACCAGTTCAGGCTGTTTAGGTAATACCGGTGCGCGATAAAGAGGAAAGCTATCCATTCTTGCGGTCTGCGGAGGTAATGGGTAAATCTGCCCACGCTGACCAGTTACGCCCCAGCAAGCTACTTCTTTAGCTGCTTGCTCGTATGCCAGAAGCTGGCGAGCCATCGCTATAATTTCGCGGCCAACATATTTAACTGATGGCGTTGTTGCATTCGCCAATTCTTCTAACCGCTCAGTTGTTAACTTAGTCATTGCTCTGCTCCTTACTTCTGCGTGCGCGTGGATATTCTGGCTTTGGTTCATGCTTTGGTTGAGCAGCGGCGTTCTTTATGGCCTTACGCCAGTTCTTTGCATTATTCAGAACAACAACACCGCCGTTATCGTCAAAGTAACCATCTGGAGCAGGGGAAGATAAAGACTCAATCACATCGCATGGCACGGCTATATTGCAGTCACCATCGTTGTAATACTCAAGACGCTCCATCACTTGTTTCTCGGTATAACGCCCAGCAGCATGAAGTCGGAATGCGTATCCAGAGTCATTACTTCTAAACATCAAAATGAATGCATCATCGCGAGAGCAGTGATGAACGCTCAAAATGAAGTACTCGCGCTCTTTGCTGTTACTGTGCATCATTAATCCCCTTGCGAAGACGAGAAGCGAACACCTTGGCATCCATAGAGTTATCGTTATATATATCGGACAGTGCAGGGTTACCTATTGCTCTTTGCTCTAAGCTTTTTTGCATTTGGTTATCTGAAAATTCCTCAACACCCTTTGCCATCAGCTCATGGAGGAATGCGTCGGTGGCTGGGGTTTCAATGCAACTATCGCGTAAGCTAGGCATGCACTTGTCCATCATCCATGACATATCTCCTGGTTCTGCGGCTGCCCAATGGGAAAGCACATTTTCAATATTCTCTTTCATCGCTGTATTCTCAGCCGCTAGAGCGTCACGCTGCTGAACTACTGATTCGCATGTCTCTATTGGTAGGTTGTTCATGAATATCTCCTAACCCATCCAGTCTCTGTATTCACCAGATGCAATAAGCTTTGCTCGGCGCTTGGCGGCGTCGATATGTTTTTGCTTCATTCCGTTTGTTATTGAATCTAATGACTTGAGACTGATGGGGATTGTTTTCTTTGGTCGGGGTGGGATGAGTCGTTTTGCTTTTCGCTCTATCGAATAGATTCGGTCCCTGATTCCTTCTTTCTCAGCCCATTCCGTGGCTACGACTTTTACAACTTTGGTGTCTATGAGGACTTGGTAAATCTTTTTATTGAATTCAGGCAACCTCATTCCAAAATGCTCAGCTAACTCTAATCCTGTCGTTGGCCTTTTCCCGAGCATCCTAACTACGCTTTCCTTGAACCCTGTGGAGTTATGAGGCCGCCGATAGAATGCTAACCGGCGCATTTACACCTTCCATTGCTCCCCGAACTGGAAGCCTAGGTCAGACAAAACAGAATCCATTGCCTCAATGAACTCTGGAACCATCTCATCAAACTGGGTCATGGTTTCCTGATCACGTTCAAGCAACACATAGTGAAGACCTTCACGTTTCATGCGTGGGTCATAATTCGCAAAATACCAACCGGTAGCTCCTGTTACCCACATGCTGTATTGGCATTGGGCGATGTATTCCGGTTTGATAACGCCATTCACTCTGAAATCGAGATATACAGTGGTGGTGAACGGACACTTTATCTCTAGGCCGTAGCCATCAGAGCAAATCCCATCAGGGCTAGCCGCGGTGCGCAATGTTTCATCCTTGAACATGATGTTTTCAGTGCTAACATTTTTCCCTGCCATAAACTCGAATAAGGTTCTGGCTTCGGCCTCGTGCTCAGTACCCCATTCAAGTGGCTTACCGAAAATCTCTGGTGATTGACCAGTACAGACCTCGGCGACTAATTCCATTAGATAGCTTTTCTTCTTTTCTCCCCATCCTTTACCGCCGCGTCCTGTTGCTAAAACGGCATGGGCTCGAGATGCAGTGATCACTCCAAGTCGCAAGGCCTTCCAGTCCTCACCACCTTGCTCAGCGGTTAGCACATCAATCCCTGTGCGCTGTAGAATTAATTCAGGAGAAATCATGCGGCCGCCTTTTTATTAAGGAAATCTATAACCTTGTGAGCCTCTAGCTCGCTTAGCTCGGTTGCGTTTGAGAATGGACGGCGGAAGATAGTTGCGCATAATGGCAAAAGGTCGTCATCCCAGTTCTTATTCATCTTGATAAGCAGATCCGTAATTGCTTTCACCGACTCGTCAGAGACAGGCGTAATATCTTTCTCAGGTCTTTCTTCCTTAAAATTGATACCTTCACCGCCGTCTGTGTTCACATAGTCGATTGCAGCATCTAGGCGCTCGCGGCGTGGCCAGTATTTTGCAGCCTGTTTGACTACAGTCTTTAGGATCATCTGCTCTTCATCGGTTCTCCATGGAGAGGACTTCCCAGACTTAAAACCTTCAGAACGATCACGTATAGCGAAGATGTCTGCTATTCGCATTGTGTGTGTCAGATAATCGCCATCGTCAGTTTTCACTACACAGTAGGCCCCAACAATTTCTCCGCGCTCTTCAGTCGTTCCGAACTCGTTAAACTCATGAACCGGTGGCCTATCGATTACTGTCCGCATGAATTTGTCATTTTTGCGGACGATTGATGACTGACACCATTTGATAGCCCCTGACTGCTGGGCTATATGCATCAGCCCCATATAGCTTATATCCAGACAGATACGGCCTTTGCGGGGCACCAGATAAGCAAGTTTTTGTGCTGGGTTAAGCGTGATGCCTATAGCAGCAACGTTTTTTATTGCACTACATGTCGTGACAGGGCTATTAATCGCCACCCCAGCCAGATAGTCATTGTTAGCGAAAATCTGCATGGCAAATTCTGACTCTCGCTTAAAGCTGATTGATGGTTCAGAGCAAATTTGTTCGAATTCAGGCTGAAGAGGGTTAATCAGGCCATATACCTGATTAATAACCTGCTGGTTACTCATGCTGCCTCCTGCATGTGTTTAAGCTCGATGGCTGTTTGGTACTGGCTTGCTGATTGGAGAATAGAGAATAGGGCGGTGGCTAATATTTCTGGATTGTCGCCGTGTTCAAGAGCCAGCTCTAATGCTTCGTGGGAGAGCCCTGACAGATGGCTTAATGCTTTGATGATGTGATACTGCTTTGTTTCTTTTTCCCACGCTTCGGCCTGCTGGAGAACTAATTCACTGGTCTGTTCGCTAAAGCCGCTGATGATTTTATTTAGCTCGATAATCACTGATGCATTCATGGTCTACCTTCCTGTCTCAACATATCGACTAGTTTGTCTAACCAGCTTTTACGAGGTGGTGGGGTGAAGCTGGCAGAGGTAAGAATGTTTTCTTTGTGATGCTGCATGCGAAGAAGATGATTTGTTGTGGTAGCACCCATGACGGTGCCACCCGCGATAGCTAATTCCATCGTGAGTACTCCTGTTTGATTGTTGGTTTCATTGCAAAACGCCTACGCTTTGCGATGAAGCGGGTATAAAAAAGCCGCATTTAAGCGGCGTCATCCTCGGCTTTTACGCTGTATCCGCGCTCTTCAAGCCATTTAATAACATCAGTCTCTCCAATAATTTCTAGTGCTTCATCTACTGCTCCATCAGACTTTATTTGAGTAATCAAATCATCTACATCGACAGAATCAGCAACAACTCGTGTTGAACCATATCTCAGTCCTTCAATAGATACGCTTGAGCAATCAAATGTTAACTCTGCTAATGACATACTTTCCTCCAGCCATAAAAAAGCCCCTAACGAGAGGGGCAAAACGTGTCAGCTAACCAGAGCAGTCATTCTCCAGTTATGAGCGGGATTGCTCACAGCAGATACTCAGTGAATACCTGCTAGGTGCATTACTCGCCACGGGCTTTTAGCATCGCGTCTGCAATGAAATAGGAATCTTCCGCTAATTCTTTGTACTGAGGTGATTTTGGGCCACCACCAAATGAATGACCGTCATATCTGCGCACAATTGATGCCATCGCTTTAGCTGCGAAGTAATCACGCATTGTCATGCCTTCAATCGGATAATTGTGTTCGCTTCCTGCAACTGGAAATGCCGGTCCTCCGTTATCACCTTTCATATCTATCTCCATTCTGGGTATAAAAAAGACCGCTAGGCGGCCTGTTATTCTGGAAGTTGTTCTGGAACGTTAGGTGTTTCAAACTCAGCCCATGCCAGTAGGACCATTTCAGGATGTCCTGAGGCCCAGCTACTTGTCACTTGCAAGTCTCCTCCTGCCGAGACTTCGAATTCATCGTGATACATTCCACCTTCTTCATAATACTGACGATAGAAACCATGCAGGCCTAAGAAACCACCATCCTCATTTATCCAATCATTCAGCCAGTTTGGTGAGTCTTCGTGAAATTCACCCTCACTCTCTAGAAAATCAAGTTCTTCCTGAGTTGCCGTTGTATTTGAATATCTAATCTCAACGACCTTTCTGAACACACCATCTAAAATATACTCAGTGACATAACCGGAGCCGGTGCCTGTTGTTACGCTGTGATATCGGTAGACATCAACGAGGCCCCAGACCTTTACATCTTCTCCGCGCTCCAATTTCGGCGCATTGGCCGGATTCTTCCAAATCACTTCCATCTCACACCCCTTGTTCACCCAATAAAAAGGCCGCCTAAGCGACCTGTGATTGTTTGTTGCCTGCTTTTATCCACATCAGGCGAGGTGGTTCCTAACTTTCCACAGTCAAGGAAAGCTGATACGTTGGTTATTCCACAGTCAAAGTAAGGAATTAACTATGCTTGAAAATCAGACGTTGAAGATTTCCTGTCCCGATTGCGGTAGCGAGATGCTCAAGATGCCCGACGATTTTGACTTTGAGACAAACTTCGTTGGTGTCAGTTGTGCTGATTGCGGTAGAGAAATCACAAAAGCCGATGCTATCAATCAGGGAACGGACGTCGTTAAAAAACAAGTCGACGCTTTTCTGATGGATTCCCTCAAAGGCAGTGGGTGGAAGTTTAAATAAGGTTAATATTGTTTTTATCTGCTCTACAACCTCTGTGGCGTCTACCTTCATATTGATAGACGCTACTTTGCTTTCTGCCATACCTACCTCTCTAAATTAAGGGGATGCTCTTCCCGCGAATCTACTTAGTAATGTGAACCGCTTCTTTGCGTGTATTACGGTGGCCTGCTGCGAATATTGCTACCTGCGGAAGGCAACGATTATCAGCGCTGTCATATATCACTTCATCACGAGCGATCAGCGCTTTCTCTACTCGGTTCACTTTTCTATTAAGTGTGAGAAGAGGGCGACTGGAAGGCTTGGCACATATCCCAACGGCCAGTGGGTTGGAATGTTTATATTCTTCCTGTTTAGCCTTGCGGCGTTCACGACGACGAGCTTGAGAATCCATACAACCTCCTATCAATAAACTTTGGCGGTGTTGTGGCCGGCGCTAATCTTCGGCTTGGCTCGTTGGCCTGCAATTCACATCACCCCGAAGCTTACTGCTTTGGTGTAATTGCCCTTTTTCAGGGCTATCTGTTAAAGAACAACTTCCTGTTGGTTAGTGCGTCCTGCTGTGTTGATGGAGTAAAGATAACTTGAGTTATGGTTGTCGTCAATACTCAAGTTATATTTTAAATAACTTTAATTATAAGTAAGTGAAAACATAAGTAATTTATTTTTGGTTTGAGGTTTGCATTTACAGCGAGGAGGATAGATAGGCATAAAAAAACCGGCACATAGGCCGGTTTAAATAACTTTGGTGGGGTTAAATTATTACTGAGTACCAAAACACTCTTCCGATGATCTCTACTTCATTTTCATCGCAAATTTCATCTTCAGGCACGTTGAAGCTATGGATTACAACTTTTCCACCCGGCTTCCTGTAGAGCTGCTTAATTCGCTTAAGCTTATCGTTTCCGCCGCCTGACTGGGCTATTGCGTATATTTTCCCATCAATAACTCGTTTGTTATTGGTGTCTACAGCAACAGTAGTCCCATCTGGAATTATGGGTTCCATACTATCGCCAGCGGCAGGAAAGCATATGACGCCTGAACCATCTGTATTAGCGCCCACTCGGCGCAAGGTAGATTTAGAGAATCTCAATTTGAATCCATTATGATCTTCGTCTACGACACGCCCATCACCACAGGCGAATTCAATATCTTTCAGGTATGGAATCTCTACCTCATCGTCATTGAGAGGTGTTTTGCTATCCCACGCATCTATCCCAGTCCATTTGCTTTCATGAGGTATAGAAGAGTCCTGCTGTTTTTGCAATGACATCTCACCAACACCTTGCCCAAGCCACTCCGGAGATACGCCCAAGGCTGATGATATTTCCAATATCTTGCGTGAACTCTGAGCTTTTCCAGATGCCAGTTTCTGAATGGCAGGCTGAGATAAGCCGACTTTCTGAGCCAGTTGTTCCTGAGATAGTTTTGCCGCCTGAAGAGCAGCCGTTAAACGTTCAGCGAGAGTTTTCATTACCAAACTATATAACCGCAGTTATGCAAAGTAAAAGAACCTAGGTTATGGACATATTGCATAACTTGAGTTATCTTTCTCATTATCCAATAACCACTAGAGGCATTTCTATGAATAAAGTTATTCAGCGGGCCGTATGTGCTGCTGGAAGCCAAGAGAAACTAGCCCAACTGTGTGGTGTTAGCCAACCAGCCGTTCACAAATGGCTGAAGGGTGGCCTTGTATCTCCAGAGAGAGTTCAGGCCATTGTAAACGCCACAGATGGACAAGTTAAGGCTTACGAAATTCGACCTGATTTACCGCACTTGTTCCCGCATCCAGAACAAGCAGCTTAAGCAACACCGCTCCTTAACATCAAGCCCTGAAAAAGGGTCCTACCACCAACCACCTAACCGGTGGTGTAACTATTTATTCAACAAAGGAAGTATCACAAATGGAACATGCAACAACACGCAATAACTCACAAGAGATTGAAGTTCGTATCAGGGGGCTAATAAGCCGATTAGGTTTAGCTAACGTCGCTAAGGGTATGGGGCTGGATAAGTCTCAAATCAGCAGGATGCAGACAGGGAAGCAATGCTTTGTGGAGAAGGTGGCTAAGTTCTTGGAGGTCATCGGGTTCTGCAAAGAAGAATCACTTTTATCAATTGCAGGTGATGAAGCCGCTGAGATAGCGAAGTCACTACGAATGCTGAGCATGATTATCAACTCAGAAAAGAAAAAGTCGCCAACTGCGGTAACAGCTGACGACTCTCAGATCACTATGACTTTCTAGTACTGGATCAATTCACAGGAGTAATTATGGCACCACATTCTAAATGTGTAAACAGCAAAGGGGGAGGCAATGTCTACAGCTGAGCTCTTTGACTTTAATGCTGAACGTAAGCGCAGGAGCAACCGGATGGAAAACCAGAAGCTTGGTTATGTCCCGTTGTACCGAAGCGTTAAGAAGACATCATGGTCAAAGGATGTATTCCTTCGCACTCTCTGGGAAGACCTGTTATTAGGGGCTCAGCGAAAGCCCCGTACAGTTAATTTCAAAGGTAACCTATGGGATCTTCAAGTCGGTCAACTGGTCGTGACACCGGCTGAATTAGGGCTTTCCCTTTGTGATAGAAATGGGAAGCCAACCAGTCGTGATGCAGTGGTTAGGATGCTGAACTTTTTCGTCAAGGAAGGGATGATTTCTGTGGACGGAGAGAAGCGAAAAGGGACGGTGATAACCATCTTAAATTACGCTGAATATGCCGAAAAAACAGACAATTTACCCGCACATAAAGGCGCACACTACCCCGCACATAACAAACCCAGTGATGGCGCGGCTTCCGGCAGTGATGCCGCACATAAAGGCGCACATAAACCCGCACATCATGAACAAGAAGGTAATAACAATAATATTAAAAGACTATCGTCTGAGAATTCTCGCGAATCCTCAAACGCCGCTTTGGAAAAGTTTCTCTCAGCTCATCCAGATGCGTTTGTTTACTCAGCCACTGGAGCCAAGTGGGGGACTCAGGAGGACGACAGGGCTAGTCGCTGGATTTACGAGAAGGTCTGCGTTGTTGATGCCTCAGCCAAAGAGCCTAACTGGGCGGACTGGGCAAACGTAGTTCGACTGATGAGACAGCAAGACAACCGAACGCACAAAGAGATTTGTGAGTTATTCCTCTGGGCAAACCGAGATTCGTTCTGGTGCTCAAACATCCTATCCCCAGCAGCTCTGCGGAAAAAATGGGGAACCCTATCAGCCCAGATGGGCAAACCAAACCGAAGCCAACGACCAAGCGCTGATCCGGTACCGCACTGGAACAGCAAAGAGTCATGGGAGGATTTCATATGACACATCGACTGATGAGTGCTATCGCAAACCGAGATGGTTCGGCGCTGGCCAGAATGTCCAACCCAGCTACACAGGCAATGCAGGGGGTAGTTAATCCTGATGCTGAAAACTTGGTTGATGCTCTGTTTCGCCAGCTAAAGCAGGTGTTCCCAGCAGCAAGCCAAACCAACCTGCGTAGACCTGAAGACGAGAACGCGGCAAAAAAACAGTGGATTGCTGCATTCGCTGAGAATGGAATCCGAACCAGAGAGCAGCTATCGGCAGGGATGCAACACGCCAGATCCAGTGAGTCTCCGTTCTGGCCTTCACCCGGTCAATTTATCGCATGGTGCAAACAAGGTGTCCTGAAAGCTAATGGCTTGCCAAGTAGCGAGGAGCTGTATGGCCTAGTGATGGAGTACTGCGCTAACCGTGGATTGTATTCGTCGCCCGAGTCCTATCCGTGGCCTAGCAACGCGACTTACTGGATGGTGACAAAGTTATATTCGCAGATGCGCGGCAAGAACCAGTCTGAATCAGAACTCCGCAAGAGTTGCACTGAAGAGTTGGTGATCATGGGGCGGCGCATTGAGTCTGGTGAAGAAATACCAAAGCCAGTTGTTCAGTTGGAAAAGCTACACATTCCGATCAGCAATGAGGCTGGGCTACAGAAAATTGCAGATATTCGCAAAAAGCTAAACCTACCGCGCAGAGGTCAGCAATGAGCAAGTGTTGTATGTGTCACCAGCATCTCGAATACGGCGACGTCCTCACGTATCACGGATTCACATCATGTGAGACGCATTACGATGGAATGGTTGATCGCGTTGATTCTTGGCGATCAGATGCCTTTGAAACTGACACACAAGAGCTGCATGGAGTTGATGAGCCAGCACCAACAATAGGATGGAGATAGTCATGACAAGTCGTGAAGGTTGGATCAAGTGCTCAAGGATAGCAACGATGAAAGTATTAGCTGAAGATATCGATGTTTTGCAGTTAGTAACAATGCCTAATGGAGAGATATTCATAGTGAGAACCGTCTGCATAATTGATGGTGATATTACGATACTTGGTACTGATGGGATTGAACGAAATTACAGTTGTGGTGATGTTCTGGAGGTTGCTGATGACAAGTCGTGAACAGTTTGAAGCGCAAATTAGATTGCACGCTGACGAAAACGAAATTGAAGAGCGTCTGGCAACTGCCAACGGCGGACTGAACTATGCACATCCAGAGACTGATGTTGCATGGATTTGGTGGCAAGCAAGCCGCGAGGCGGTGGAGATTGAGCTTCCTACTAGGGTTGATTGTTGCAACGTACCATTCGCCGCTCACTCATGGAATGCTTGTCTCGAAGAATCGGAAAAGCGCATTCGCGCAGCTGGCATCAAGGTTAAGGGGGAGTGATGGCCATGAAGAAATACAGGCGTAACAGGCTAAAGGATGCAGTGATTGTCACTACCTGGCTTATCGCTGTGCTGCCAATCTTCCCAGTAGCACTAATCATCGCTCTGCATGACCACGTAGAGAAGTTTGCAGACTGGTATGACGATTTAGCCCTTCAGCCAATCCGCAAATGGCGCAACAAATGGAATCCAATCAAAGAGGACTAACGCTTGCAAATCGACATGGTTAAAAATGCCGGTGGCGTTTTTGTACCAATGTTCGAACACGACTTACCCCGCCTGACAAAGTTCAAAAACGGTGAAGTCTACACCGCTGATTTCAAGCTAACCCGCAATCCGATATTTCACAAAAAGATGTTCGTCTTCTTCAAATTCTGCTTTCAGCACTGGTGTGCAAACAAGGCAGGGCTTGAGCATATGGATGAGCACAGCCAGTTTGACCGGTTCCGCAAAGACCTAACGATACTCGCAGGTTTTTACGAGCAGACGGTACGGCTAAACGGTGAGATACGAACTGAGGCTAAGAGCTTGGCATACGCGAATATGAAAGCGGACGAGTTCGAACGTTGCTATAACGCGATGATTAACGCAGCCATCAAACATATTTTCGCCGGAACGAGAGACGAAAATATCCTCAATCAGCTACAGAGCTTTTTTTAGCGGAGGTCAGATGAAGCGAACGTGGTTCACACACGAACCCATGACCACAGAAGAAGCTAATCAACTACTCGATAGATACAAAAACAACGGAGTGCAGGCCACTAAATCACTATCAGCAGACAATCGTCACTGGTTCGTTCAAGCACTTCTCCCTGAATCAAATTACCTACCTAATTCAAAAATACAGACATCCAAAATCTGGAGATAGACATGACTGATTACAGCAAGATAAGCGACTTTGAGATAAATAAACTGGTAGCAGTCTCACAGGGGTTTGCGCCTGAAAATTGCGATATAGCAAAACGCGGTTCGTCATTGGTTGGCGTCGATTGGGATGAAGATACCGGTTCTGCAATCAAGGTATTTGACTACTGCAACAACCCATCAGATGCATGGCCGATTATTCTTAGTAATGATATATCATTAATGTATATGGGTAATTGTTACTGGGGGGCAACTACCGATGCAAAAAAATATATAAAGGGAACGGCAAAGATATCATCAATTAATGTCTCCCCCCTCCGCGCCGCCATGATCGTCTACCTGATGATGAAGGAGAGTGAGAATGGCTAGGAGAAGAAGCAAATACAAACACAAGCATAAGTACCCCAAGAAAGAACAGGTAGCATACGTATCAACACCGATGATTAATCCCGCAACAGTAAAGACCATCATTTTCGCCATCGTGCTTTTCATCTGCTTTATCGCCGCGGTAACGCCGGAGGTGCCAATTGCTCAAGGCTAAAAAGCCGAAGCCAAAGAAATGCCCGATATGCAAAACCAAATTCACTCCAGATAGACCCCTTCAAATAGTTTGCTCACCGCTCTGCGCTAACAAATACCAAAAACAACAGAAAGAGAATCAGCAAAAACAAGCTGAGGATGAATCTCGTCGTAATTGGAGAAAGCGCAAGGCAGATGCGAAGCCGTTATCTCACTGGATAAACATGACTCAGCGAGTTTTCAACGACTACATCAGGGCTAGGGATAGAGGGAATGGGTGCATTAGCTGTGGGATTAAGAACGCAGTCAGTTTCCACGCTGGACATTTCAGGACAACGAAAGCGGCATCCCAACTCAGGTTTAACGAAGACAACGCACACCTTCAATGTTCTGCCTGTAACGTCCACAAATCCGGTGACATAGGTCCATACAGACTCAACCTGATAAAGAAAATCGGGCTTGAGCGAGTCATGGCGCTCGAAAGTAACAATGAGGAACACCGATACACCAGAGAAGAACTGGACGGCATCAGGGCGCTATACAGAAAGAAATTGAGGGATATCGAAAAGCAACATTTGGAGGCTGCATGAATGCCGAAATCCGAACCATACCCGACATGCTAGTCGATACATACGGCAATCAGAGCGAGCTAGCACGACGCTTACACATCAACAGAGAAACCATATCCAAATACCTCAACGACAAAGAGGGTAAGCATCACGCAATAGTTAACGGTGTATTCATGACAGCTCGCGGTGATAGTGGGAAGAATAGGTGGGGTAAGCGATGAATATCGAAAGCACGGTTAAGTTCCATTCACCGAAATCCACTCAAATCAGCGACTCCCCTCGCGCAACAGCATCAGACGCTTTGACCAACACTGATGTCATGTGCGCTTTGGGGATGGTGCAGAGTAGGGCCCCACTCGGATTTGCTGCCTTCAACGGGAAAATGAATATCAGCGAAAACGATAAAAAACGCTCGGTACAGTTACTCACTCAATACGGACTCAAGCACTGCGATAAGGTTGCCGCCTTACGCAAGCTTGATATGAATATTAAGGTGAAGGTCGTGCAAACGCTCGCAAAGTTTGCATACAAAGACTATTGCCGTTCTGCCGCCGGCACCGAACAGTGCGAATGCTGCAAAGGCGCGCGAGTTATCAGGTCGAAGACCATGGTCATGAAACACGCCGGATGCGGAAAGACACCTCCTAAGTATGCGGAAGAGGTTACCCATACGATGTGCCAGAAGTGTAACGGGAAAGGCGAAGTATCCGTGGCATGTTGTAAATGCAACGGGCGCGGTGAAGCCGTTAATCGCGAAGAGACGGAGCGGCAAGGGGTGCCAGTGAAACATACCTGCAAGCAATGCTCAGGCCGTGGCTACGAACGCATCCCAACCACAAAAGCATTCAGAGCAGTATCAGTGCTTGCGCCAACACTAACCCTTGATGTGTGGAAGCGTGGAGCAAAGCCATTTTATGAAGAGCTGATTTCCCATATCGAAAAGGAGGAAAGTTTTGCTGATAGCCAACTCAAGAAAGTTACGAGCAGAATTACAGAAAGTTGAAATCCGACAACGATTGCTACTTGCAAAATGCACTAAACTAGAATAATCTAGCTCTAACACTAGAAATCCGTGAAGATGTTTAACGTGGATTTCAAGAAAGGCTGGCTTAATCGCTGGTCTTTTTAGTTTTCAGCACATCACTCAGCGAAGAAGGGTAAACCTGAGCGTTTGGTGTGCTGCACAACTGCATGAGTATTGAAGGAACCTGAATCCGCCTTCTTCGCAGGTCTGGCGCTGAGCAGTGCTCATGACAGTTGTGGTAGATGGTTAAACTCCATCCGGGCTTTCACCCCGTTGTCATATTGGTCAGATGCAGGTTCAATTCCAGCCCACAACTTCAATTTCAAGCCTCGCCATCGTGCGGGGCTTTCTTGCATTTAGCGTCATCCAAAACCAACCAACCGCACTCACACATCCTCTAGATTGGCATGGATACGGGTGACGCTATTCCCTAATTAATTACACAGCGCCGTTCCCTACGGGGAGGTGGATATGCGTATGCCAAACAAAGACCCGAGCTCATACGGTTTAGTCGTATGGGTTCTTATTGCTGCTATGTCCATTTATGGCGGCTTTGTTAAATATATCATCGATACAAAAACAAATAAGACGGCGTGGAGCTGGGTAGCTGCATTTGCTCAAGTTGCCGTATCTGGCTTTGCTGGATTGATTGGTGGACTGATCAGCATTGAGTCTGGGCTAAGTATTTATTACGTCTTAGTCGTAGCTGGTATGTCTGGGACGATGGGTAGCGTAGCGCTGTCATTTTTCTGGGAACGTATCACGGGGATGAGAAATGCAAATTAGTGATTTTCAGCAGGCCGCTGGCATCAGTGCTGATTTAGCGTCTCGATGGTTTCCGCACATTGACGCGGCAATGAAAGAATTTGGCATTACAGCGGCGACCGATCAGGCGATGTTTATTGCTCAGGTTGGTCATGAGTCCGGAAGTTTCAAGCAGACAGTCGAATCATTGAATTACACTCCGCAGGCTTTGCTTTCAACGTTCGGTAAGCGAGTAACATCTCAACAGGCTAATGAACTTGGCAGAACGCCAGCTCATCCAGCCAACCAACCGGCCATTGCTAATCTGGTTTACGGCGGTAGGATGGGAAATAAAGACGCAGGTGATGGTTGGAAATTCCGAGGGCGCGGACTGATTCAGATTACCGGTCAGGATAATTACCGCGCATGCGGTGCTGGTCTAAGGCTTGATTTGGTTTCCAATCCGGAGCTGCTGGAGAGTGATCAGCATGCAGCGCGTTCGGCGGCGTGGTTCTACGTAGCAAATGGCTGCTTAAAATATTCGGGCGACATTGAGAAAATCACGCGGATTATTAACGGCGGAACCAATGGCCTTGATGACCGTAAAGCTAGATACAGCAAAGCGCTATCGGTGTTGTCATGAGTAGAGTCACTACCGCACTCATCGCTGTGATAATGGCTCTATTGGTTGGTATGTGGTACATGACCAGCCGACTACAAACGGCAAACTCTAGTCTGAAAGAAATCACTCAAGTAGCCAATCAGCAGAAAGCAGACCTCGAAAACATCCAGCGTCAGCGGGTACAGGCAGCCGAACTGGATATCAAAGTCACTCAGGAATTAGCCAATGCAAAAAGTGAAATTGAGCGTCTGCGTACTGACCTTGGTAACGGGACTAAGCGGCTGCACATCGCGGCCAGTTGTCCAAAGCTGCCCGAAGCCACCGCCACCGCCAGCAAGCCTGATGCAGCCACCCCCAGCTATGATGCAGAGTTTGAACGCAATTATCTCAGTCTCGTCGAACGAATCGGACAATCCGAAATAATGATTAATGGATTGCAGAGATACATCAAATATCAATGTTTGAATTAAAGAGGATTTATGAGAGAAGCAAAACCGCAGGATGGTAGCACAGTAAAGGGCTATCGCACTTTAACATCAGGCGATATTGAAGTGATGAATCGTTTTAAGGAAATAAGCCGCCATTTCCTTAATCTGCTGGATACGGCTAAAGAAACTGGCGCTGATCCACGCTGGGTTGCTACGGCGAAAACGGAGATGCAAAAAGCCTGTATGTTCGCGTGCCGCTCGGTAGCGAAACCTGACGACGACTGCTAACTACATTGATTAACGGGTTACAGAGTTATATCCGCACCCAGTGCTTAAAATGATAGGAGGTGACCATGCGGGAAGAAGAGCTGAAAAAGCTTAATCCCTTAAATCGCCTGATTTATCGGGGTAAAGCATCCGTTACCACTTTATAGCCTCACTTCGGTGGGGCTTTTTACATCTGCATTTCACCGCGCTTTCACCGCGCATCGCAAACCCCGAAACCATTCACAAAAGCGACCTCTGAGAACTCCATCGAAGCATGGTGCGATCGGGTATGGACGTTCTGGTGAACAGAGGTTTCTTTTTTGAAGGTATTCACCATGCAATATCCAAGCATTGTTATTGAAAACGTCCCTGTTAGAAGTAATGAAAACGGAACTTATAATCTGAACGACATGCACAAAGCAGCAGTATCAGGCGGCCTAGCTAAGAAGTGGCAGGTTCCAAGTCAGTTTCTTGGTGCTGATGGAGTTCAGGCATTTATTGATGAGGTTTCCAAAGTGCTAAAAGACACTTTGGAACAAAATCAGATACTTGATGTGGTTCACGGTGGTGCATATAGAGGTACTTGGGCGCACGAATTGATTGCCCTAAAGTACGCAGCTTGGTTGTCTGCCTCTTTCGAGGTGAAGGTATATCAGACGTTCCGCGATGTAGTGATGGGCAAACTTTCTCTCTTCGCTCAGGCGAACAAGCTTGAGTTGGAATATCAGAGTAAGAACAGACGAGTTAGCACCGCTGCCAGAATCATGAATAGCTGGGGAGTTGGCGGAGAGAAGCGCCGCATTGAATCTGAAAGAATTCAATTGCAGGAGCAGATCCAGCTAATCATCCCCGGATTACCAAAAGACGATAAAGCTGCATGACTCCTTGAAATCAAGGAGTCCAATCTTGAGAGCCACTTTCACAACGGCTCTCAATCATTACAGACATAAACCAGAAGAAGGAACAGAAGAATGTTAACGATTAAATTTGTCTACAAAGAGGCAGAAGAGCGAATTCACGAAGCGACAGAAGTCCGGTTATCGAAGAGCGGCAACCTGCACGTCACGCGCCCAGACAAGACAACTGATGTAGTTGAGCTGAGTCCCGGCACTACTGTCTACGTGGCTAATGATGCAGGAAAGACGGTATCTCGATACTTTGGGCTAAACAAAGAAGAACCGGAAACCGGCATTCAATTGCAATGTGCGTAATTTATAAAACTCTGCCAAGCGTCACCATAATGGCGCTTCACAGAATTTTATATAGGTTTGCAATCATATCGGTCTCACCACTACCGAGTGGGAGACTTTACTAACCAGTGGAACATTCTAAAAATGGCATCGAAAAAGCTCACGGTAGAGCAGCAGCACCTTTTCGATGTGCTGACTCCGCTACAGAAGAAGTTCGTTACAGAGTTGCTGAAAGGCAAGAATCAAACTGATGCTTATAAGAAAGCCGGGGGAAAAGCAAAGGGCGACAACCTGCGCAAGGCCGCGCATGTTATTGCGACAAATTGCGACGTGGAGACTTTCCTCAAGGCAGTTCAGCATGAAGCTCTGAATGAGGCCATCATGACCTATGAAGAGGCAATGGAGCGGCTAACCATCATGGGGCGCACCTCAATTGCAGATCTGGCCACATTCGGTACTCATGTGGTGGGGCAGGATGACGACGGGAAAGATATTTCACAAACCGTTTGGGCATTTAAAAACTCAGCCGATTTAAAACCAGAGCATTTAGCCGCAATTGCTGAACTGACAGCCGGTAAAGACGGGTTAAAGATTAAGCTTCACGATCCTAAAGCTGCAATTAAACAACTAGCAGAAATGCGCGGTTGGGAAGCACCGAAAAAGACGGAAGTTTCCGCTACGGTTGCTACTACGCCAGCCAATATGTCAGCGGAAGAAGCAGCGGCTTTTTATAGCGAAATGATGGGGTAAAAATGCAGAAAATAAGCGGTTAAGGTAATTTTAACGCTATGCAAAAACCACCCCATTTTATGCACTGTTTATGCAGTCCGAACTCCGCACTTTCTTACTGAATACCTAGATAAATAATGTCCTTGTGCGTATTGGCGTGCGAGTGCTCTTTGCGTGGGGCGCTTAAGGGTCATTATGTTAAATAACCCAGTTTTTCGTTAATTTTCCAGAGTAGCGACAATGCCTATTCCGTTCCCGTTCGACTTCAAAAATCCTGACTATGCGCAGGTGTTCGAGTGGCGCATGGAGAGGTTACAGCGGATTAGACAAAATCCCGAGAGCTTGCCAGCGCTCAGAGCCTTCTATAAAGACAATCCCGCTCAGTTCATCATCGACTGGGGCATGACGACGGACCCGCGAAATATCGACTACGGTCTGCCGGTGACCATCCCATTTCTGTTGTTCCCTAAGCAGGAGGAATGGATCCACTGGATTATGGAGCGACGAGAACGGTTAGAGAACGGCATAACCGAAAAGAGCCGTGAAATGGGGCTCAGTTGGACGGCGATCGGCATGGCTTGCTCGCTTTGTTTGTTCAATAAAGAAATGGTGATCGGCTTTGGTTCTCGTAAAGAGGAATACGTTGATAGCACTGGTGACCCCAAGGCGCTGTTCTGGAAAGCTCGCCGATTCGTAGAGACTCTGCCTGTTGAGTTCAGGGGCTCATGGAATGAAAAAAAACACGCACCTTATATGCGTGTTGAGTTCCCTGATACTGGCGCAGTTATCAAAGGTGAGGCAGGCGATAACATTGGGCGTGGTGACCGAACAACGCTTTATCTTGTGGATGAGGCTGCCTTTCTTCAGCGCCCTTTGCTGATTGATGCTGCGTTGTCTCAGACTACGCGCTGCCGTATCGATCTCAGTTCGGTCAATGGCATGGCCAATCCATTTGCACAGAAGCGCCACGGCGGAAAAATACCGGTATTCACGTTTCATTGGCGGAGTGATCCGCGCAAAGACGATGCGTGGTATCAAAAAGAGTGCGAAAAAATTGATAACCCAGTGGTGGTGGCTCAGGAATTAGATCTGAACTACAGCGCCTCTGCGGAAGGTGTGCTTATCCCATCTGATTGGGTGCAGGCTGCCGTTGATGCGCATATCAAGCTGGGCATTAAGCCAACCGGCAAACGACTTGGCGCGATGGACGTCGCCGACGAGGGCAGGGACAAAAACGCTTTTTCTACCCGTCATGGCTTCCTGTTGGAAGACGTGCGGGAGTGGTCCGGCGTGGGCAGCGACATTTACCAGTCCGTTGAGAAGGTCTTCGGTTACTGCGAACAGGACAACCTCGAAGAGTTTCGCTTCGACGAGGACGGTCTGGGTGCTGGTGTTCGCGGGGATGCGCGGGCCATCAACGAGCTGCGAAAAGCTGCCCGACGACCGTCAATACTCGCCACCCCATTTCGTGGAAGCGGCGCAGTGTTCGATCCCGATGATGAAGCCGTGCGCGGTGACAACGGGCAGGCCGCTCGTCTGAACAAGGACTTCTTCGCCAACGCCAAAGCACAGAGCTGGTGGCGGTTACGCAAGCTTTTCCAGAACACCTACCGCGCCGTGGTTGAGGGCATGGCCTACAACCCGGACGAAATCATCTCCATCAGCAGCAGCATGGGGAGCAAAGACAAACTCATCATCGAACTTTCGCAACCGACCTACTCCATCAATGGTGTGGGGAAAATCGTTGTGGATAAACAGCCCGACGGCACCAAATCGCCGAACCTTGCTGACTCAGTGATGATCAGTTACGCACCAATGAATTCAGCCCTGAATATCTGGGAGCTGCTAGGGAGACAGGCCTAATGGCACGAAATAAACAAACCTCGCGGCGAACCGCTCAGGCAACTGCGGATGGTTACGAAAACTTTGTCGCCCGCGTAGGTATGCAGACGTCAAACCAGCATTCAGCTTCAACTTACCGGGCAAATTTCACCAGTCGCAATCGGCTCCTCATCGAATGGTCCTACCGTTCGTCATGGGTTATTGGCGAGGCGGTTGATGCTATCCCTGACGATATGACTCGCAAGGGAATACGCATTACATCAGAGATTGATGCTAAAGCGCGTGGCGTTGTCGAGTCTACGTTTGATGACTTGCAGTTGTGGGACAAGCTCAATGATGCACTGAAATGGTCGCGCTTATACGGTGGCGCGGTGGGGTTCATCATGATCGAAGGGCAAGCGCCATTCACGCCTTTGCGATTAGAAACTATCGGAGAAGGTAAGTTTAAAGGAATCCTACCTCTTGACCGCTGGATGATTAACCCTGTGTTGACTCGTCGCATTAAAGAGATGGGGCCAGAGCTCGGTAAGCCAGAATTCTACGATGTAGTGACAACAGCAACCGGTATTCCTGCATGGCGCATACATCACAGTCGCCTTATTCGATTTGACGGAGTGACACTGCCTTATCAGCAGGCTATGACGGAAAATGAATGGGGGATGTCTGTTGTAGAGCGTATCTGGGATCGATTGACAGCGTTCGATAGTGCGAGTGTTGGTGCTGCCCAACTGGTCTATAAGGCTCACCTGCGTACTTACAAGGTGAAGAAGCTCCGTGATCTTATTGCTTTTGGTGGGCCCGCGTTTGATGCATTACTGAAAAACATCGACCTGATCCGCCAGTTCCAGAGCAATGAAGGCATGACGCTAATGGATGCCGAAGATACTTTCGAGACCCATCAATACAGCTTCAGTGGCTTGGACGACGTTATCTCGCAGTTTGCTGAGCAGATTAGTGGTGCAGTGGGCATCCCGTTGGTGAGGTTATTTGGGCAATCCCCCAAGGGCTTTTCTACTGGCGACGCCGACCTTGCCAACTATTACGACCGCATTAGCTCATTACAAGAACGCCGCCTCCGACAGCCGTTGCGCAAGGTGCTTGATATTATCTATCGCTCTGAGCTTGGTGAGGGGCTGCCTGACGATTTCACTTTTGAGTTTAATCCGCTCTGGCAAATGTCTGACGTTGACCGTTCAACGGTAGCCGTAAACGTGACAACAGCCATCAGTACCGCTCTGGCAGATGGGCTAATGACCCAAAAGGCCGCAATGACAGACCTGCGCGAGAATTCAGACGTAACGGGTATTGGTGCATCGATCACCGACGAGGATATAGATAATGCGGAAGATGAAGCCCCGCCAAGCCTCGGCGAACTTGACAACAAACCTCCGGAGCAAGCAGGCGGAGATCCGATATCGAACGAGCCTACGACAGATAGCGCGGGCAGTCGGGGATATAGTCAATGGGCGTTACGATGGTTCAAACGATAGCGTCACCGAAATAATGGATGCGCTGGAGCACTACAGCGAAATCATCAGTCCCTGGGCGACGAAGGTTGCTGAGAACTTTACCGCTGATATTGTGCGCCAGAATGAAAAGCAGTGGCGACAGCACAGTTTGAACATCAGCAATGAGTTGCGAGATATGGTGGATAACGCGCCTGTTGGGCAGGTGGTGAAATCCATCGTCGCCGAGCAAATTAAGTACATCAAATCTCTGCCTCTTGAGGCCGCCGATCGGGTGTATGACATTCAGAACAAGGCCATCGAGGCTGTAGTAACTGGTGGCCGCGCTGAGCCATTCGCGAAAGAGATAGCTGCTTCCGGTGACGTGTCACGCTCACGAGCGAACCTTATCGCCCAGACCGAGATTGGACGTGCTACTGGTGCGCTCGATCAGGCGCGTGCGCTATCTATTGGCTCGAATGGTTATATTTGGCGTACAGCCGAAGATGGCGACGTCCGGCATTCTCATCGAGAGATGGAAGGTAAATTTGTCGAATGGGGACGACCTCCAACGCTTGATGGCATGACCGGTCACGCTGGCGAGCTCCCGAACTGCCGCTGTTACAAAGAAATTGTCTTCCCCAACCCTCATTCTTATCTCGCCTGAATCGCAGGTAAAACATGAAATATTTTTTCAATACCCGGCTGGGGGAAACCCGCTATCAGCTGGCTGACGGCTCGCTGCTGTGCAAAGACGTGCCGATAGGTCGAACGGGTAAGCAGCTCTACGGCGCTGCCGATCTGCCAAACCTCAAACCTGACAAGCTTGGTGAGATAGTCGTAACGCGCTCTCCTGAGCAGGTGTTTCATCCGGCCACACTCGCCTCATTCGAAGGGATGAGCATCACGATCCTGCATCCTGAAGATGAAAACGGGAATGTGCGGCTGGTGAATCCCGAAAACTGGAAAGAGCTTGCGGTCGGGCATCTTCAGGACATTCGGCATGGGACTGGTGACCAGTCTGATTTGATGCTGGCTGATCTTATCGTCAAAGACGAAAGCGCGATTCAGCTGATCGAAGATGGTCTGCGCGAAGTGTCGTGCGGCTATGACGCGGAGTATGAGCAGATCGAACCCGGAAAAGCCGAGCAGGTCGATATTACCGGAAACCATGTGGCTCTTGTCCCTAAAGGCAGAGCCGGAAATCGTTGTGCAATTGGAGACAGAGACACAATGGCAAATCAAAAGAAAAACTGGTGGACCCGCATGCGCACGGCCATCAAAACGGGTGACTCGGACACCATGAACGAACTGGTTGAATCTGCCCCTGCGGCGGTAACTGGTGATGAAGGGGATCTGCCTAGCGGCGTTAATCTCAATATTAATCTTGCACCACAGCAACCATTGCCGGACAAAAAGCCGGAGATGGGCGGAGAACCAACCGGCGACGGCGAGGACGATATCAAAACCTTGCTCAAAGCCTTATTGGCTAAGTTAGAGGGAACGGCTACGGGCGATAACGCTGATGATCCTAATAAGGATAATAAACCGACTGGTGATGGCGAAGACAACGAAGAGGAGTCCACCGTCACGGGTGATTCTGCTTATCGCGCTGAAGTTATCATCCCCGGTATCGACCTCACCCGTAAGGTGAAACCCACCGCATTTAAGCGTGAAGTGCTGGCCGCTGCAGACAAAGCGCTTGTCCGCCAGATCGTCGGTGATGCAGATATTCGTAAATTACCGAAACAGTCTGTTGAGATGGCATTTACCGCCGTTTCTGAATTGGCAAAAGGCCGCAATACCCGCACAACAACCGGTGATGCCAAAAGTCCACTGGGTACACCAAGCATTTCTGACCTCAACAAAGCTAACGCCGAATTCTGGGCTAATCGCAAAGGATAATTAACGATGACAGCATATCTATACCGGATGCCTGTAGGCATTGCCGGGGCTATCTCACGCCCTCAGGACTTAACCGTCGAACCGGTGATCCTGAAATCCGCTAACGCCTTCGCAGCCTATGGTCTGGCTGGCAAATACGACGCAGACGGCTTTTTCGTGCCGCTGGCGGACGGTGACACCGCCGACAAGGTGAAGGGGATTTACGTTCGCCCTTATCCAACGACTTCTCAACCTGACATGGTTCGTCAAGTGGGTTCGGATAAGAACTTCTCCGGCGACGCTATGAAGCGTGGCTACATGACCGTAAACCTTGGCTCTAGCGTTGATGTCAGCACCATTAAAAAGGGTGATCCAGTGTATGTGGTGGTTTCTCTCGATGACACCATCAATGTGCCATTAGGCGGGTTCATGTCCACCGCTGTGGCTGATAAAAACGTGGTGCTGCCGAATGCAGAATTCACGGGTGCTGGCGATGCCGAAGGCAACGCTGAGATTTCTTGGAAGATTTAAGGAAAAGACGAATGTTAACTTTTGATCAGGCAACTGTAGACGCTTCAGGTGCCTTTCTAATTGGCGAGTTGGAACGTCTTGACCAAGGACTAAACCTGCCATTAGTCGGGTATACGTGGAGCCGAGATATCCAACTGCGTGAAGATGTTTCTATCGCGGATGACATTTCAAGCTGGACTAACACCACATTTGGCGCTGCTGGTACAGGGGCGAACCCAAACGGCAAAAACTGGATCGGTAAAGACTCCACCGCGATTGCGGGTGTGAACGTCGATATCACTAAATCCGGCAATCCAGTCAACCTCTGGGGTATGGAACTGGGTTGGACAGTCATTGAGTTGCAGGCAGCGCAGCAAGTGGGCCGCCCTATCGATACCCAGAAGTACGACGGTATGCAGCTTAAGTGGAAGTGTGATTATCATTTGAAATTATTCGGATACGTTTCTAATTATCCGGCAAACCCCCGCCACTAGCGCCGCATAGAGGCGCGAAAGGGTTCGTTTAGGTTCGGTTGTTTACGCAGTTAATCGGTGCGGCGTGGACTAAATGAAGAACCAGAAAATAACTACACCACGCACGGGAATCAATTATGAGTAGCAAGCCCCTAACCCACACAGAAGTGAAGAATGCCAAACCACAAGAAAAGGATTACAGCTTATATGATGGGTTCGGCTTGTTGCTGTACGTTTCCGCCGCTGGTGGTAAGTCATGGCGATTCAGGTATTCACACCCACTGACAGGGAAAAGACAAACATTAACCATTGGGAAATACCCTGAATTTAGCCTTGCTGAGGCCAGAGAAGAAAGAGACAAAGCCCGCCGTCAGGTTGCCCGTGGTGTTGATCCTATCGAGGTTAGAAGGGAGCAAAAGGCGTTAAAACAGAAAGAACATGGTGAGACGTTCTCAAGACTGGCGTCCGCATGGTTGGAGAAAAAAGAAAGCGACGGTTTGAGGGAGAGGTCACTTATTTATTGCAGTAAAGGGATAGATCATCTGAATAGTATTATTGGTCATATTAGCGTTCATAAAATCACTGCCGCACACACTCTGGCAGAGCTTGAAAAATTCTCGAAGCACCCAGCTCTGAGATTGAAACTATGTAGTTATGCAAACGGGGTAATGGATTTTGCTGTTAACGCCGGAATCATTGCATATAACCCATTACTGCGAATAGCAAAAGCGCTTCCTGCTGTAAAAGTAACACCATTGCCAGCTTTCGCCCCTCATATGTTTCCCGAGTTTCTTCGTATTTGGAATGCAAGCATATGCAGCGAGCCGACGAAACAGGCGCTTATTTTCCAGATCCTTACCATGACCAGACCCGCAGAGTCCTATGGGGCGCGGTGGGAGGAAATCGACTTTGATAACGCGCTATGGAATATCCCCGAAGAACGCATGAAAGCCAAGAGGCCGCATACAGTCACGCTATCACGGCAAGCTATGGCTATTTTGCAAACGATGAAAGCATGGCGGCGAGGTGATTATGTGTTTCCGTCGTTGAGGCGACAGAATGAGGCAATCAGCCGCTACAACGTGACAAAGATAATCAGTCGTTCCAAGTTTAAAGGGCTGATTGTCCCGCATGGGTTCCGGTCTCTGGCCTCAACAGTGCTAAACGAAGAGGGATTTAATCCAGATATAATAGAGGCGGCATTGGCTCACAAAAGCGGTGATGCCATTCGTAATATCTACAACCGTTCAACATACATTGAAAAAAGGGGCATTCTTTTGCAATGGTGGGGGGACTATGTAGAAGCTGCCGGAAAAGGCGAATTACTGGAAACTAACGGAGACAAAGGATTAAGACTGGTTGGTTAAAGCTTTTGTCGCTCCATTTCTGGCTGGTTTATACCAGCCTTTTTTATGCACTTTAAACGCCGAAATGTATCTTTTTTATTCATATTTGTTATAATTATACCGAATATATATGGGGGTTTTTATGTCTGTATCAAACAGTGAAATATTGCTCAAAGGTGAGGTTAAGGCTCGACTCCGTTACCGCTCTGACTCTGCATTCTACGAGTTTTTGAAAGATGATAACGGCTTCCCGATGCCATTCAAGGTTGGTGGGCGTAACTGCTGGTATCGCGATGAAGTGGAATTGTGGATCGGTAAACAGAGTGAAAGGCGCGGGATTTGTATGTCATGAGTGCTTGCGGTAATTGGTAAGGGGCTTGCTAATGGTTATCTATGCAAGCCCTTTTTATTACCCGCTAGGTTGTCGCATTAGATGCCCCGCTAGACAAAGGCTACAGCGATTGTGTGCAGCATACTAACCCGATAATTTCAGGCCTGCCGAGACTGACTTGCGGATCGGTTACTTAGTTCGAGTCTGTAAATCTAGATAGAGGCTGGGGCATAATTTTAATTTGATAGTTCAACCATTAATCCTGTCTTTGTATCGACTTGCCTATAAGCCCAATTTATTATGACCTACATTCTTGTTTTGAACGGGCATTAGGATGATGAATAAAAGATTAATGAACCTTCTTAGAATAGCAGCCTCCGTTTCTCTGGCTTTTCCTATAGTGGCTTGTACTGCTGGCAAGTTAGATCCTGCTAAAGCGTTAACCACAATGCATGTTGTCAAGAGCGAGGAATACAAGAAACGAGCGGGATGGGATGCTCTGATTCGCTTGGGTATTGATGATTGCAACACATACAAAAATGGTGGAAAAAGTCTTTACAAATGGGGTGATCGTTCATGTGATGAAAAAGGCCTTATTAAGGCAGTGAATGAAAAACCTCAATCCATTCCAATTTTTTATGCCGCTTATCATGAATACGGGAGTTATGAAGTTGGCTCTATACCAACTTTTGAGCATGGTGCGAGAGTCAGTGACGAGATGGCAAAAATTCCGCTTAATTTGGCTACTGTTTTGAGTAATCCGGCAAGAGTTGATGCTATTTACGATGATTACGAAAATGACCGCTGGAGTATGGGATTAAACAAGGTTAGCAAAAGCGATTTTAAAAATAGCATTGCAACATTTACCAAAAACAGAGACGCATTAGCCTCCAATTACCAAAAGATCCATGATGAAAACCAAAAACAATACCAAGCAGAACGGGATACACAAGCTAAGCGTGAAAAGACAGAATCAATAGCTTCTGAGAGAGAGATTAACCTCGTGTTATGGCAGAATCCGACGCCACAGCAGCGTATGATTATTGACGCATTACACACTGTTAAATTCACTATCAGAAACGATGGTATCGCATACGCCAATGGTAGACGTTTTATGTCTGTAGCCGGACTGGAGTCCCTTAAAAATAGCCTGAATATGAGCATGGTGTCATGCTCTGACGTTGGGGCTTACGTCGATGAAAAGGTGATAAGTCAAGCATGTGTGCAAGGTTTGGCAGAAGGAATCATTGAGTGGGGCAAGACAGCTAAAGATAGATCTATTTCTGATCGGGCATGGAACGCTGCCGCGATGGATAGTAGTATCAATTACAACCCTATCAAGTGGGAAATTCTTTTCTCTCATTGGGCTGGTATGGCACGGGTTTACGCTTCTCGCGGGTACTAATCACAAGTTTGCATTGCGGGCGCAAGAAGATATTTCTCTTGCGCTGACAGCGAGGGTGTGGTTATTATTTCTTTGCACCTCACAAAACGGGTGCTGGGTTTGACAGCCTGAATGCACTAGCGGGTAGCCGCTGATTTCCGTATAGCGGTATTTTTATGCCCGTAAACCAACCACACCCGAATTATGGCGGGGCGTGGTGGGGAGGCTTAACGCCTGCTGGTTTCCTAGTGCGCCAGTCTGTCAACCCTGCTACGTCTCGCCACCCATGTTTGACAGCATTTGGCGAGACTCCTTTAATAAGCACTAGGAGCCGCTAAAATGGCTAGATCCCCACACCCAAAATTTATCTGGCTTATCGGTGCAGTTCGCCGAGATTGCCTGACAATTACTGCTAAAATCCACCGTATCCCCGCTGATTCAGAATTTGAAGCTCGCCGCTTACTAGCTGGCGACTATGTTTGTTTCTTTGCTGGGCGCATTCCTTCTGCCCGTGTGCAGGAGGTGAGTCATGTTTAACTTGCAAACACTGACAGCTAAAGCCCGAGAACTGCGCGGCAACGTCGTTAAAGCAGTGAGCACAAAGGGTAGTCGCACAATGACCCCTGTTTACGATCGAGACGAGCAACGCAAGTTGCGCGAACGCATCCAGCAGACCCAGCCAGATTGGGTTTTGCTCTGGTGGGATATTGCTACTGTGACGGGCTGGCGAACCAGCGACGTTTGTAACCTGCGCTATTCCTGCATTAATTGGGAGACGGGGCAGGCGACAATTATAGTGGCTAAACAGACCAAAGCCGCAGAAGCCAGAGCAACGCGCAAAGGAATCGAGATTGTACGCCAGCAACGCAAGAACGCCGCACGGCTTGCCGCTGATCATATTGCATACATGAAGTGGGACAGTATCAGTTGTGACGAACTGGCGGCGGATATGAGCAATGATGAGCAAGCTATTGTATTTGGGCTAGTTGCTAAGGCAGATATTAAGCACGACACCAAGCAACTACCACTAGGCATTATCAAGCGTCTGCGTAATCGGAAAGAGCGTAATTTCATAGATGATGATTTAGTTTTTTCTCGCTCACAAATCGAAAGTAACCGTTGTCAGTGTCTGGAAGGTTGCGTTACTCGCCAAACTATCTGGCGAAAACTTCATAGTGTAATGACGTGGTTCACTCGTTTTATCAATTCCAAACTACGACTTAGCGCGTACTCAAGCCGTAAGATAGCTGCCTTTAATATGATGTCTGCTGGAGGCGAACAGGGCTTATTAGTGGCCTCTGAAATGCTAGGCCATAGTAATCCAGCAATCACGCGCACGTACCTACAACTAGGGAGTAAGGCTTCCGCTATTCAGTCACGTCTTGCAATGGAGGTAACGGCATGATCGATATAGCAGACAAAGAAAGCGCAATTAAAAAGGCGTGCCAAGCCGAGGCCATTCTTTTGCTCATGGATGGCTGCAAAGACTCATTCCAGCGTGAAGTGCTCACTGAGCTGGCGGATAATCTGATTGGTTCGGTTACTTGCTGGCTGATGAGCAGCGAGGCGGCAGAATGAACCAGAAACAAAAGGGAAATAATGCGCTTGATGCGCTAAATAAAATCGCCTGCCTATTATCAGCCGCGCAGTTTTTAACAGGGCATGAGCATGAAAGGGAGTTAGCTTCAGAATTAATAGATCTAGCAATATTAACCGCGCAGGAGGCCGCCAATGGATAGCAACAATCTAGCCTTAGATGATGTGGCTTACAGAATCCAACAGGCTGAGACCGTTTTAACCATGTGGCTTAATACCCTGACAACGGATGACGGAGCCACGCCGGACATGGTGGGCGCGGTAATGAGCCTTTTAGATGGACTTGCTAACTCAATCAGCAACCATATTTAACGCGCTGGCAAATCAATTAATTAAATAGGCAAAAAGATGAATAAAAAATTAACCAACGTGATTGTTGGGGGATTCGCTCACCCTAAAGAAGCCAAAACAGAAAGTAAAACAGAATTAAACCTTGCCGAGAGATTAGACGCTGGCGAGTTTGATAATTATCTAACCGCAGGGCTAAGAGCTATCGCCACAGAGATAGATAGCAAAAAGCCACGCCGAACGCATGAAGTTATCTATTGGCGCTGGATTGTTGCCGCCTTATTTACGTTAGAGATGAAAGAAAAAAACGGTGTGGCAGAAATGCCAGATGGTGCGGGGGGAATATGTATTGGCGCGTTATATGTTGGCGATATGGGGGAAATGCCTGTCATGCCAATAGCCGAGCGGTGTTCACTTGCTAATCATGTTGAGGAGGTGGGCATTAGACGGTACGGGGAAAAGAAAGGAGAGGATGCTGCCGTCATGTTTTATCAGAAAATGACACAAGCCAACAAAGCAAGCGGAGCGCTGGAGCTTTCCCCGTTCGGACGCAAGGCGCTGTTTGATTTACACGATGCGTTTTTGCTCATGCTTCACACTGAAAGCGCAGCCAATGCGCCTAAAACGCACTAAGGGGGCAACGTGATAACTAAAAACTTCAAACTAAATGCGCTGGCTAACCAATTTGCGGCGGCTGTGTATGAGCGTGTAACCACGGTTAACGACGGCGATTATTTCATGATTGATGCCAAGGGTGTGATGGTGCGCGTGGATATTATCGGCGGAGCAAAGGGCGTGCGTGACCTTGTTGACGGGTTCGTATTGGAAGCGCTGAAAGAAGCCTATCCTCAGTGGGAGAGCATAGCTATTGCCCTATTAAGAAAATACGTGAACAGCACAGGGCTAACCGAGCATGGGCGCGAAATATGGGAAAGTGTAGTTGGCGATATGGGCGCAACGGTTGGGGGTGACTATGCGTAATATTGACCTTATCCGAGAAGTGACCAGCGCCGCCGCGAACCAGTGGCCTTCTGTTCTGGCTGGCTTGTCTATCGAAGTCCCCGACTCACCACGAAGGCACGCAGCTTGCCCCGCATGTGGGGGAGTTGACCGATTCCGCTTTGATGATAACGGGCGCGGATCGCATATCTGCAACCAATGCGGCGCAGGAGATGGGCTCGACCTAATCGCTAAGGTTAGGGGTTGTGATAACACAACAGCCGCGCAGCTTGCCGCTGAGGTGTTGGGTATTGATTGCCGAACACCGAAAATCACCAGCCAGAGAAGGGAGCAACTGGAAGCAGAACGCCAGCAGCGCCAGCAACGGTCAGCAGAGGAAGCAGAGCATCGCCGCACTACGTTTGCCCGTCTTTACAGTGAAGCCCTGCAAAAGAGCGAACAGGGCGAGTCTGAGTACCTAATTAACAAGGGGCTGGACTCGCTCAATTTCTCGCTCCTTGCTGATGGCTCTCTATTGTTGCCGCTGGTGGATGAATCCGGCGAAGTGACCGCTGCACAGACCATCACACAACAGGGAGAAAAGCGACTCCTGACAGGTTCATCGAAGCGCGGGGCATATCACGCCATAAACGCACCAGAAACGCCGCAGAGCATTTTAATTGCCGAGGGTCTAGCAACCGCCTTAACGTGCCACCTAATCAAGCCTGATGAACTCACAGTGGCAGCAATCGATGCGGGCAACCTGTTACCCGTCGCCGAAGTCATGCGCCGGAAGTACCCCAATGCGCAAATCGTTATTGCCGCCGATAACGATCAGCAAGCCGAAAGTGACAGAATCGGAGATGTGAAAGCTAATACCGGAAAGGACGCCGCCGAGAAAGCCGCGAAAGCCGTTGCAGGCTGGGTTTCCATACCTCCTGTGGACTACAAAGCGGACTGGAACGACTACCACCAACAACATGGGCTGGAAGCCGCCACAGCAGCGTTTAATGATTCGTTGTACCAACCGAAGGGGCTGACCGTGCAACTGAAAGCGATTGAGGGCGGTAAAAAAAGCCAGCCAGAGGGCGATCCGCTAAAACCACGCATTGAGAGCCGTAAAGATGGCATTTTCTACGTCACCCCTAAAGTGGATAAAGAAAGCGGGAAGATTATCAACAACGAATCATGGCTTTCCTCGCCGCTTGACGTTATAGGGACAGGGCGCGACGACAAAGATCAGTACCTTATCTTACGCTGGCTTGCCTTTGGTTCGAGCGTGCCAACAACCGCCGCTATCCCGCTGGCAGATATCGGAGAGCGTGAGGGCTGGCGTACGCTGAAAGCAGGTGGGATTAACGTCACCACAAAAAGCAGCTTGAGAGCGATACTGGCTGACTGGTTACAGCGCAGCGGAGCGCGTGAGCTATGGCGCGTGGCTCATGCCACTGGCTGGCAGTGCGGAGCATACATCATGCCAGACGGGGAAATTATCGGTACGCCAGAGCATAACGTGTTGTTCAGTGGGCGGAGTTCGGCGGCTTCTGGCTATACATGCAAAGGATCTGTAGAGGGCTGGCGCGGTAGTGTTGCACATCTTGCTAGCGGTAACTATTCCATGATGACTGGGGTAGGCGCAGCACTAGCCGCTCCACTCATAGGTTTATCCGGCTCTGATGGGTTCGGCATTCACTTTTATGAGCAATCAAGCGCAGGTAAGACCACCACGGCTAACGTGGCTGCAAGTCTGTATGGGAACCCTGACGCGCTCCGCCTAACGTGGTACGGCACCGCATTAGGGCTAGCAAACGAAGCAGCGGCACACAATGACGGTTTAATGCCATTGGATGAAGTGGGGCAAGGGGCAGACCCTGTTAGCGTTTCACAATCGGCCTACGCGCTATTTAACGGGGTGGGTAAGCTGCAAGGTGCAAAAGAAGGAGGAAACCGAGATTTAAAGCGCTGGCGAACAATCGCGATCAGCACGGGCGAGATGGACATGGAAACGTTTATTGCTAGCGCTGGGCGGAAAACTAAGGCGGGGCAGCTTGTGCGCTTACTTAATATTCCACTGAGCAAAGCTATTGCCTTTCATGAGTATCAGAACGGTAAACAACACGCCGATGCGTTAAAGCAAGCGTACCAAGACCACAACGGCGCAGCAGGTAGGGAGTGGATTAAATGGCTGGCAGACCACCAACAGGAAGCCATAGAAGCCGTGAGAGAGGCCGAGGGGCGATGGAGAAATCTTATACCCGCTGACTATGGGGAACAGGTTCACCGTGTAGGGGCAAGATTCGCCGTTTTAGAGGCCGCACTATTGCTGGGGCGTGTTGTCACTGGCTGGGATGAACAGACTTGCCGTGATGCGATACAGCACAGCTATAACGCATGGGTTCGTGAGTTTGGTACGGGCAACAAGGAACACCAGCAAATCATCGAGCAATGTGAGGCGTTTCTAAATGCCTTTGGCCTAAGCAGATTTGCGCCCTTCCCTTACTGCCCAAGTGATTTACCAATTAGAGACCTTGCAGGATACAGACAGAGAGGAAGCCATGAACGTGACCCCATAACTTTCTATACCTTCCCTTCCACGTTCGAGCAAGAAATAGCAAAAGGCTTTAATGCTAAACAATTTGCGGAAGCCCTGGAAAAAGCAGGGATGTTGACGCCGCCAGCTAGTGGACGTGGATACCAGCGTAAATCGCCACGCATTGAGGGAAGGCAAATTAACGTTTATGTACTCAACTATCAGCCGGAGGACTACAGCCAGCCAGAAGAATAATTTTCTACACGTGAGGCGTTTTTGTGTTGGTTCAGTTGGTTCAGTAGATGGCAGATTGTATTAACTATATGTATTTTAAGAATTATGTCATTTAAAAGTGAACCAACACTGAACCAACAAATGCCGTTTTTGAACCAACAAATGCCAAATTTGAACCAACACAGCTTTTCTTCTGGCTGGCGATGTTTGTCATTAGGTTTGCTACAAAACCAATCTTTGTTGGTTCAGTGCTAACGTTTGTTGGTTCAAAACGGACTTGTGTTGGTTCAACATTTCAAAACAAATACTTATAAAACAACGATCTTTACAAATTGAACCAACTGAACCAACTGAACCAACACCTTTTTAATTACATAGAGATTTTTTTCGGTGAGAGGATGCGAGTTTTTAGTGGGTGTTGCCTAAGTGACAGTAGGTAGAAAGAGGAAATTTGTAGATTGGAAAAGAAAAAGCCCATGCAGACACGGAGCACGGGCTTTTGGTTACTTGCACATTGGAGTTGAATCACATGCATATTAGCATTCTAAAAAACATTATTGCAAATAATGAAATAATATTTACGTTTGTTGCATTTTATGCAACGATCATAATTCAAACAATCAACCAGAGTAAGGCCAATGAGACAAATAACTAACGTAGCGATCAATGGAAACACAGAATTGACTAATGTCATGGTCACATATGCAGATGGAGTGCAGGAGCAGTTCGGGTGTAGTGGAAAAGCGGCAGGTGTCATTGCGAATCTGGCGACTACGCTAAAAGAATCTCACAGTACCAAAGCGACAACTGTAGATCGCTGGTGGCGGCGCAGTAAAACCAAAGATAGCGAAATGCTTTCTCGCGTAAGTCCAACGACAACAGCACCAACGGCTATGGACGCAGAATTTATGCGCTTAGTTCGTGTTGTGGCTCCTAAATACAGTGAGGCGTTCCCTGACACAGATCCACGCCTTGTGGCTTTAGATGTATTGCGACTTGCTCCGGTGGAGGCATTTTCAGCAGTTCACCCAACGCCATTAACGGAAATATCCCTTGATCAAGCTATCGACGTATTAGAACAGGTTGGCGATTACATGAAGGCTAACAATATTGAACCTAAGAAGTATGGTGCTGATGTAACTCGTACCATGAACGCTGATAACGCTAAGTTCTGGGGCAAGACTAAATAAGGAGTGAGTATGTCATATGATCCAAAGTTAGCAGCAGGTAATCCGCAAATCATACAGCGCGGATTTATCGGGCGCTCACAAGCTGAGGCCATTAAAAACAGAGTTAATCGTGACAAGGCAAACACAAATATTCACCAGTTGCAAAATCAGGTTAACAACTACTGGAGCGAACAAGATGAAAAAGCCAAACGTTAAGCCGGTATTGCTTTCTGGCGACCAGTTCTCCGCAATCTGCAAGATCCAAGAGCGCGAACGCCAGCGCTCGGATATTGGCGTCGCGCCGTCTGTCCATCAAATTGCTCGTGGGCTGGTGGCTAAGGCGCTGGCATCAATGACAAGCGACGGCGTGTAATGAAAGCCCAGCAAGCGTATGAACAGGGTGGGTTCTATAACTGGCTAGGTAACGGTAAACGCTGCGTAGCAATCCACGAAGCGGGTCATGCGATAGCAGCATGGCTAATTTGCGTGGACATGCATGTTATAGCCGTTATGGATGAATCCGGCTATGTTGCTGGCGAACATGTACATGAAACTAAATATATGGGTGTTGTTAAACACAGCATAATCCACAATCACGATCTAAATAGGATGCGGGAAAGCAAATCGGGAGTTGTTGGGTGTGACGGTAAAATTATTCCCTTCATCAAGTATCACGCAGACAGTATAAAACGTGATGCTCAAAGGTCAGCTTTTGTTGCCTTAGCTGGGCCAATAAGTGAAGCGCTTTACGAAAATGACAATGTTTTCAACAAAAAGTATTCACGGCCTCATCGCACTGACATGGATGAAGTGAATGAAATGCTCGATTTGATATGCGCTGTAGATGAGCAAATTAACAGAGATGATGCGCTGAATTATCTGGTTGAGAAAACTAGATTATTTATGAGCATGCATTGGGGGAAAGTAGAAAAAATAGCGCGTGTACTTGAGCGAGACTATGTCATTCAAGGTTATAAAATTAATTCAATAGTTGGCATTAACTATATTGATGTAGCGGCTCACGATTTTGACATAGGTGCCACAGAGATTAATCTCGAGGTTATCAGTCCAAAGAATGTGCTAACTAGCGAGAGGAATTATAATTTAAATGGCATCACCAGAGAACAGGGTTAGCAGGGATGCTGGCGGTAGATGGAAGAAAGGGCATAGCGGTAATGCCGGAGGGAGAGGGACAAGAGAAAGCCAGCTACGCGCAGCGCTTGACCGTGGGGCAGACGAAGCAGTTAAGACCGTTCTTGCGGCCGCAGAAAAAGGCGACCTTACTGCCTGTAGATTGATATTGGAGCGTTGCGTTCCAGTTCGTAAAGCGCAGATAGCCCCCGTTATTTTTGATTGTGATACGACCGACTTTAGCCAAGCGGCTATGAGCGTAATTTCTGCCATAAGTCAGGGATTTGTATCCCCCGATGTAGGTGGGGTAATTTTATCTGGTATTGGCAATGCAATGAAGATTAGAGAGGTAGACGAATTGGAGCGTAGGATTACACAGTTAGAAGCAGATATGCAGGAAGATAAATAATGGTTAGATTGAATGAGAGATTAACGAAACTTGAGGCTAACAGGCCGAAAAAAAACACAAAGGCAATAGAGGTTTCACCTGAAATGATGGTCAGCGCTCTGGTTATGATGTATGACGATGATCGACCACACGGCGAAATAGCTGCAATGGTTGCCAGTGGATGTTATGTCCCGCCGGTTCGCCAACTCCATCATGCCGAGAGCAGTGATGATAGCTGCCAAGAGAGGTATAAACAACTATGCCACTAATTAAACGACTACAGAAACTGGAAGAAGAAGCGCGTGGGCGAGCAGTGCGAAGGAGCATTCCAGATAGCCTTAATGGTTTTTACGCTGATCTGGAACAAAACCCCAACATCATTAATTATTTATATCCGAGCGATAAAGTTCAGTGAGTAATGAGCCCTACTAGAGTACGTTGATTGACGCCAATGCTATTGATAAAGACACTACTGTTACTGTGGGCTAATAAAGCTGATGCCTACGCCTGATCCGACAGTTCGGTTAATGAGTAACTTACATGCTAGTGGTGCGGCACCGAGTTACCGAAATCTGGCCAAAGAAAAAGAAGCACCACCGGAATATAGCCTAATCAAACCACTTCCCCATAGATAGCACCCACCATTTAAAAGGCTAGGATGTGGACTAGCCAATAACCAACAATAAATTAAATCCATATAAATCAATATATTATGCGTTATTTATTGATTCTTAAGTGGAATATGGATACTGATGAGCAGGTATACATCGGCGATACTTCTCTGGGCTTGAATGGCTTGGTGAACTTAGGTGGTGTTGCACTGAACAACGCACCAAAAACATGGGCCACTTCGACGCCGGATGAAATTCGCGAGAGTATTAACGCCGTGCTTTCTCACGCATGGGCGGCGTCGGGTTATTCCGTCGTTCCGCAAGACTTGCTGATCCCGCCAGAGCAATTTGCATTGTTGGCTAGCATCATCGTTTCTTCTGCAGGTAATCAGTCACTGCTGACTTATTTACAGACCAACACCATTACTTATCATCAAAACGGTATTCCTCTGAATATCCGCGCGGTTAAGTGGCTGAAAGGTCGTGGTGCTGGTGGCAAGGATCGCATGGTTGCCTACACCAACGATAAAAAGTATGTCCGCTTCCCGCTTGTTCCTCTGCAGAGCATCCCTGTGCAGTATCGCGGTCTATACCAGATTGTGACCTATTACGGAAAATTGGGTGCGGTTGAGCCTGTGTATAAAGAAACACTGTCCTACGTGGACGGGATCTAATCACGATGACGGCCCCCATATGGGGGCCAAAGGATTGCCACAATGGCCAAAGAGAAAATGGTTTCTATCCTCGTTCATACACCTTTCACGCTGACTTTTTCCGATGGTGAAAAGCGCCAGTTTGCCAAAGGATTTCACGATGTGGCTTTGAGTGTTGCTGAACACTGGTTCACTAAGGAGCACGCTGAGATTACGGATAAATCTGTCGTTAGCATCGATGATCTACAACCTCTGGTTGAAGACCTGCAAAAACAGCTCGCGGAAAAAGAAATCTTCATTGAAGAGCTGAAAGGTGCGCTTGCGCAAGCCAAAGTATTGAATGACGGCTTGCAGAATCAGTTGGATGAGTTATCCCTTGTCGGCGGAGAAAATACCGATGGCAAAAAATCAAAGTCTACCGACAGTAAGTGATTTTCGCCGCGACTTCCCCCAGTTCGCCGATGTTACCAAATACCCCGAAGTACAAATCCTGTTTCGTTTAAATCTGGCTGATGTGCTGCTGAGTGAGAGCGTCACAGGCAAAGCGCTGTTTCCGTACTTTGTAGAGTTGTTTGTCGCCCATTACATGGCGCTGTGGGCGGCTGACAGCCGGGCAATGCTCGTCGGCGGCGCTGGAGGTTCAACCAACGGCGTGCAGGCCTCGAAATCAGTCGATAAGGTCAGTGTTAGCTATGACACCAGTCAGACACTTAACCCTGACGCGGGATTTTGGAATAACACGCGCTATGGTGCCGAGTTTTATCAGCTTATTACGATGTTCGGTGCAGGTGGGAGACAGTTATGAAAAGTGGCGTCTCAATTCGCTTGGATACCGCTCAGTCCATTCTTGACGCGCTGAAGGCTATCGGAAAGAAAGAGGTACTGGTGGGTATCCCTGAGGAAGATAGCCAGCGTGAGGATGTGCCGTTTGGCAATGCGGGGATCGGTTATTTAAACGAATACGGCTCTCCCGCTCAAAATATCCCGCCTCGTCCGCACTTACAACCCGGAGTGAAATCATCAGAAGGCCAAACGGTACCCCTGCTAAAAGAGGCAGCGAAACATGCACTTGATGGAAACATGTCCAGTGCAGAACGCTCGTTGAATCAGGCCGGTACGGTAGCTGTCAACGGGGTTAAGCGGTACATGACAATTGCGGGATTTACACCACTTGCGGATAGCACGGTAGCGGCACGCGCGCGACGTGGGCGCAAAGGTGCGGCAGTAGAGCTGGAAAGTCGAGCGGCAGGTAACGCGCCAGATAACGCCAATGCACGCCCATTGATTGACACGGGGCAATACCGCCGAGCGATAACCCACGTAGTGAGGGATAAAGATGCCAACTCTTGATGTGACTGATGTCCTGTTTGATCCTGATTTTTGCGATACCAACCTGTGGGTAACTCGCAGACTCCAGACCGTTGATGATGATGGGTTTGGTATAAACAAAGAAGTGAAAGCACAGTTTTCTGGTGTGGTTACGGTAGACCGCTCTTTGGAGAACCGGCGAATGCAGTCAGGGCAGATTATCAGCGGGGCAATTTTGATTGTGACCACCGAACGATTAACGCAAGGCCAAACTGGTCGTGATGCTGACATCGTGACGTATCAGGGTCGTGATTACCGTGTGACATTTGTCGATCCCTATACCGCCTATGGTGCTGGGTTTGTGCAGGCGCACTGTGAGCTCCTTCCGTTTGATGGAGGGACGCCAATTGAGCAATAACACAAGCACAGAGGCTGGCTGGTTAAGGCCCGTCAGTGATAGCCCTGCATACGATCAGGCGCTTGACCGATTGCTTAGCCGGTGGATGTGCAATGTCTCTGGTTTGCCTAACACAATGGTTAGAGCTCGCTGGCAGAAAGATCAGCCTGCAATGCCCTCGGTAGAAACTAACTGGTGTGCTTTTGGCGTGACAGGGTGGCCCATTGATAACAGTCCGGCGTTTGCTGTCCAGACGGAAGATGGCTCGCAGTTGTGGCGGCATGAAGAGTTCGAGTGCATGGCGTCATTCTATGGCCCATCAGGAATGCAGTTCGCCTCAATATTCCGTGATGGAATATCTGTTGAACAAAATAACACTGAATTGAACACGCTAGGTTTGTCGCTGAAGGAGTACAGCGCGATCACGCCTTTCCCTGAACAAATTAACAAGCAGTGGGTGCGACGGTATGACATGACGGTCACTTTGCGTCGAAAAGTTGTTCGCGAATACGGCATTAAATCGCTGGTGGATGCATCAGTAACCTTTTTTGGAGATTAATCTATGGCACAGGGCTTACCTGCATCCAACGTGGTGAACGTTGATGTGATCATGTCGCCGACGGCGGCCACGGGTCGAAACTTTGGCTCATTACTTATACTGGGTTCATCTACGGTGATCCCTGTCTCTGAGCGTATTCGTTTATACGCTTCTGTAGAGGATATCGGCGGGGACTTTGGCATTGATAGCCCAGAGTATGAGGCAGCCGCGGTGTTTTTCGCACAGTCACCTAAACCGACACAGGTTTATATCGGGCGCTGGGCGAAAACGCTGGCGTCTGCAGAGACAGGGGAGCCTGAGAAGTTGTTAGAGGCGGTGAATGCCTGCTTACAGTTCACGAATTGGTATGGACTAGGCGTTGCCGATGATGAGGCCATTCCTGATGATGACTTACTTGGGGTGGCGACTGCGATTGAAGCGTCTAGCCTGAGCCGTATTTTCGGTGTAACCACTTCTGATGCCAAGACGATTAGTACGACATCGACTGATGATCTGGCTTCTAAGCTTAAGGCAGGAAAATATGCCCGCACCTACATTCAGTATTCAACCAGCAATAAATACGCTGCGCTGTCTGCGTTCGGTCGTGCGTTTACCGTTAATTTCACGGGTAACAACACCACTATTACCCTGAAGTTTAAGCAAGAGCCGACGGTGAGTTATGAAACACTCACAGTTAATCAGGCCGCGGCAGTCGATGCAAAAAACGCTAACGTCTATGTGTATTACGCCAATGACACCGCAATCTTGCAGCAAGGCGTCATGTCTAACGGTGATTTCTTCGACGAGCGCCACGGGCTGGACTGGCTGCAAAATTACGTACAAACCAATCTGTATAACCTCCTTTATACCTCGACAACCAAAGTCCCACAGACTGACGCTGGCGTCACTCGCCTGCTGACGAACGTTGAGCAGTCAATGGATCAGGCTGTCAGTAACGGCTTAGTTGCTTCTGGTGTTTGGAACGGCGGACCCATCGGGCAGCTAGCACCGGGTGACACGCTAACCAAGGGTTATTACGTCTATGGTCAACCGTTGGCGCAGCAGGCGCAATCCGATCGTGAAGCGCGTAAAGCTCCCCTGATTCAGGTGGCTTGTAAATTGGCGGGTGCTGTTCACTACGCCGATGTTCAGATCAACGTGGTTCGCTAAGGAGCGATAAATGGCTACTTATTCATTTCTTGATGTTACAGCATCCATGACGGGACCGACTGGCGTTATTGACCTTGGTTATGGCTCCGCCAACTCGGAAGAGGGCATCACTGTTAGCATGACCGAAGCAAAAAACACCATGACCGTAGGTGCCGATGGTGAGGTTATGCATTCCCTGCATGCGGGAAAGGCGGGTACCGTGACAGTGACGCTATTGAAAACATCTCCGGTCAATAAAAAGTTATCTCTGGCATATAACGCGCAAAGCCAATCCTCATCTACATGGGGTAACAACGTGTTTGTTATTCGAAATACCGCGTCGGGCGACATCTCGACTATCCGTGCCTGCGCTTTCCAAAAACAACCTGACTGGAAAAATGCCAAAGACGGCGGCACGGTGGCGTGGGTATTCGATGGCGGCAAGGTTGACCAGTTACTTGGGGAGTTCTAACCAATGGAATTTGAAATTAAAGGTATTCAGTATCGAACAGCGAAACTGAGCGTATTCGATCAATTGAAGGTATCGCGAAAGCTCTTACCTGTGCTGGCTGGCGTTGTCTCTGACTTTCGTACCGTACAAGGTAAGTTTGCGGCCGGTGATACGGAAGGTGTGCTGGAAGACATCTTACCTAAGATAGCGCAGGCCGCCTCTGATCTCAGTGACGAGGACACTAACGCCATCATTTATCCTTGTCTCTCCGTGGTATCCCGCCAGCATATGAAGGGCTGGGTACCGGTATTTGGTCAAGGCGTGATGGCTTTTGACGATATCGACTTGCCTACGATGCTTCAGTTAGTGGCGCGGGTGGTCGCCGATTCATTGGGAAATTTTTTGCGCGAACTCCCAGAAGCTCAGACGCAGGACAAGCCAGCGGCTTAGTGCTCGATACGTTGCCGGGTGGAGAGGATTACATTCTTCGCCCGGTCGATGCGGGTATGTGTACGATGGCCGAGATCAAGGCAGGCCATATCGACCTTTACGATATCGCGCTAATGAACGATTACATCGATATGAAGGCTGATAACAATGCCAGAATAGAACGCTGGAGACAGGATAATGAGCGCTGACACCATCAAGGACTTTCTGGTCTCATTGGGGTTTGATATTGATGAGGCCGGTGCAAATAAGTTTGAAGCTGTCCTAAAAGGCGTGACAGCCAACGTCTTAAAGCTTGGGACGGTTGTTGAAGGGGCCGCGCTATCCATTTATGGTTTCACAACTCAAATCGCCAATGGTCTCGACAATCTCTACTGGGCTTCTCAGCGAACCGGAGCCAGTGTTGCCGGCATTAAAGCGCTGGGATATGCCGCCTCACAAACAGGCGGCAGTGCAGAAGCCGCGAAATCCTCACTCGAAAGCCTGAGTCGCTTTATGCGTAATAACCCGGGCGCGGAAGGGTTTCTAAATCGCTTAGGCATACAGACGCGTGACGCCCAAGGCAATATGCGGGACACGGCCGCTGTCTTCACGAGTGTTGGCCAGCAACTCAGCAAGATGCCTTACTACCGTGCTAACCAGTATGCACAGATGCTGGGTATTGATGAAAACACGTTAATGGCTATGCGGCGCGGGCTTGGCAGTTTCAATGCTGATTATCAGTCCATGTTGCAAAAGACAGGGTTTAACGCTGAGAGAGCAGCCGAACAGTCTAACCAGTTTATGACCTCCATGCGTGGGCTGACCGGATTATTCGGTATTCTACGCGATAAAATTGGCTCTAATCTGGCTGGTGGGCTGTCAGGTGACATCGACAATCTACGCAAAAATCTGCTGGATAACTTCCCCAAAATAGAAGGGACATTAACCAAGACCATCAAAGGTATTCTTTGGCTGGCTGATGCATTTGGTCGCATGGCATATCGTGTGATTCAAGGTGCTGGTGAGGTTATCGAATGGTGGAAGAAACTCGATGCAGGGAGCAAACAGTTTTTAGAAATACTCGGTGCCGTCCTGATAGCTTGGCGACTGTTGAATAGCGCCTTCTTAATGTCACCTATCGGCATGATCACATCATTGGTTGTAGGGCTTGGGCTTCTCTATGACGATTACAAAACATGGAAGGAAGGCGGGGAAAGCCTGATTGACTGGGGGCAGTGGGGATCTGAAATAGGCTCAGCGCTGAAAGGTTTAACAGACTTAAAAGACTCCATTAAAGGCGTCGGCATTGAAATTGCCAAACTTCTCAATATCAACCTGAAAAATTGGACGCTTAAAGGTGATATTGAAGACTTAACGAAGCAATTCGGTGAGTTCGGCAAGATGATGACGATGATTGGCGACCTTCTCAACGCCATCAAAGAGGGCAACTGGAAGGAAGCCTACGCCATCGGCAAGCAGTTGATGTCACAAGGGCAGGATCAGCCTGATGCTCTTTCCCCCGTTACCGATAGCGCAAACAGCGCTGCAGACTGGTTTCAGTCTAAAACGGGATTGGATCCGCGGAGTATTGGCCGCTGGATGCGTGGTGATAATGAACCAGAGCAGCGCGCTCAATCGGCTCGCCGTCAGCATAGTAGCCCGTTACTGGATAAGATGGGCGGAATGTTTGCTGGTTTAGAAAAACTCTACAACCTGCCAATGGGATTACTCCGCGGAGTGGCTCAAACGGAATCAGCTGGAAACCCCAACGCAGTATCTCGAGTGGGTGCCAAAGGGTTGTTTCAGTTCATGGATGGCACTGCTAGGGATATGGGGCTTTCTGGGGCTGATGTTTTCAATCCCATGAAGGCGGCAGAGGCGGCAGCTAAATATCTAAGTCAGCTTTTAAAGGCGAACGGAGGGGATTTGGATAAAGCGCTCGCATCATATAATTGGGGGATCGGAAACGTTCAAAAGCATGGTCTAGCACTCATGCCGAAAGAAACGCGCAACTATATCCCTCGGGTTAAGAGCAATATGGTTTCTGCATCAACTCCCAGCATCGAGCAAAAGAATACCTACCACATCTATGGGGGTAATGCTGCCGAGATAGGTGGAGAGGTAGAGCGTCGGCAGGTTAACGCTAATGCGCAAGTGTTGCGTAGAAACCAAGTGAGTAACTCGTAATGGATATTCTTTCTGCAATATTTCGTCAGCAAAGCCGCAGTATTGACGTGATTGTGCCAAGCGTCGTTGTTTCCGAGAAACATCAGGATATGTTGGAAATCACTGAGCACCCTGTCGAAGTCGGCGCGGCGGTATCTGACCATGCTTACAAACGGCCAAGTGAAGTCACAATGGAGTGTGGCTTTGCTGGGGGTGGTGCGATTTTGGATTTTGCCAGTAACCTCACAGCAGTAGGATTTTTAGATAAGAGTCCCAAGGAAACCTATCAGCAAATCCTTGAGCTTCAGGCGTCGCGCCAGCCTTTTGACGTTGTCACCGGTAAAAAGACATACACCAATATGTTGATCCGCGGTATTGAGGTCACTACAGACCGCACCAGCGAAAATGTACTGATGTGTGTATTAACCCTGCGTGAGGTGCTCATCAGCCAAACACAGGAAATTACCGTAGCTAATAAGCAGAATATGACTCAGGGAGTGAGCACGTCTGGCGTTATCAATACCGGCAATAAAACGGCAAAACCAGCCAATGTGTCGCTACTTAAATCAACGAGGAGAGGCCTGTTAGGATGAACGCTGTAGAAATCCCCCTAACCCCTGATAACCAGCAATTCAATATTCAACTGAATGGTTCTACGACGACTATTCGCCTGATATGGCGTGATGTGGCGGGATGGATTATGGATGTGTCCAGCGCCGACGGTGAGGCTATCTTGTCGGGTGTCCCGCTGGTGGTTGGGGTTGACCTACTGGAGCAGTATCCACAGCTCGGCATTAACGGGAAGATTGTCGTTTTATCGGATGATGACGCTCTCGAGTACCCAACGAAAACAAATCTCGGCTTAATGAGCCATGTCTATTTTATTCAGGAATAATCATGAGTCAGAATTGGTTACGTCATTTTGAGTTACAGCTTTTAGACCAGAAAGGTGAAGGTATTACGCTGTCTGACTTTAAGGTCACCTTCAACATTGATTGGTTTAACATCAGTAGTAAGAATCGTATTGGTACCATCAAAATCTACAACCTGTCAGCAGAGACCACTAACAAGATAACTGGCAAGGAGTTTTCTCAGGTTCGGATTATTGCCGGTTACGATGGGGTTGCCCCAAACGTTGACCAAAGTGAAATAGGACAGGTGCGAGAGGTCAATATAGATGATGTTGGGCAGATGGACGGTCAGAATTACGGTCTGATATTCAGCGGTGAAATACGCTACTCGGTCACCGGAAAAGATAACCCGATTGACTCCTATGTTCTGATTCAGGCCGCGGATAGCGATCAGGCTTTTGTGACCTCGATGTCTAGCCAGACACTGGCGGCGGGGTGGACGGTCGCGGATCTAAATAAAGCGGTAATGAACGACTTTTCGGTCAATGGGGTTACCGAAGGCCGCAATCCAGAAACACCACCAACGGTTTTTCCGCGTGGTCGTGTTGTTTTTGGTATGACGCGCAACATAATGGATAACGTGGCCAAGCAGTGTAATGCCACATGGATGTTTGTTGATGGCAAGCGAGAGATGGTATCTAACACCGAGTATGTGCATGAAGCCATTAAATTGAATAGTCGTACTGGATTGATCGGCATGCCTCAGCAGACCATCGGCAACGGCGTCAATGTTCGCTGTCTGATTAACCCGAATATCAGGGTTAATGGTCTGATTGAACTGGATCAGGCGTCAGTGTACCGAACCACGCTGAGTAACAACGAAATCGCGATGGCTGGTGGCCGCATCACTGATACCACCAATAACGGAAACATTTCTCTTGAAGGCACCACGTCAAACCCTGCCAGTATTGCGACCGATGGCGTTTATATTGTCAGGGGCATTATGTACACTGGTGATACTAGGGGCCAAGCGTGGTACATGGACATGATGTGTGAAGCGCGCGGCGCGGCGGACATACGTAGTCAGAATTCGATGAACATATGGGGTGGAGAGTGAATAAACGAACGGTATTTTTAATATTAAGTTTATTTGTTCCTATTGCGGTCATGGCAGCTCCGGGAAAATTTGAAAACAAAGCGGTTGATTTAATGGATCAGCAGAAATTTACTCAGTGGCAGCATTATGCTTCTGCTGCGCCTTTTTTTGCGATGAATGGTCGCCGTTTTGCCATGACTATTGATGATTTTGCAGACATCGTAAGTAACTCTTTCCAAGCGTGTGAGGATTTGGATGCTTACACAAATCGAAAGGGATCCACGGAAGATTGCAAAGCATACGTCTATAAAGGTATAAGCGAATGGGTATCTCTATCTAAAGACAAGTCAGTTAGTGATACGGCTTGGAAAATGGGGCAGAGGTATGCATTTAACACCAGCAACCCTATCGCCCATAATAATATCTGGGACTTTAACGGTATGGCCGGCGGTATAAGGGTGGCTAGATCTCAAGGTTATTAATTAGCAGCATGGATGCACCGAAGTTGATTGGGTCGTTCCCGTGTAAGAAAGTGCCTGGTTGAAGACAGGCACTCAGTTTAATCATTCTTTTTTGATCTCAATTTCTTCTTTAGCCTCACTGAATAGCTTAAAAAGTTGTTCGTCAGTGAGGTTGCTTGCCTCTATTTTATAACCACCTTTTTTGATAATTATCTTCTTACTATGTTTTGCTCTAATCCATGCAGCAACAACTGCAGCAACGCTATAACAAACATCTTTGTTTTGAATAAATTCAAAAATATACCCGAGTATCACTGATGCGGGTGATGATGCAGACGGTGCTGAATCACCTACCCGCGCCCTTACACCCATTTTCCGGGCTTCAGCGGGGATAACATCCTCGATGTAAGGGATCAATTCTTCCCCTACGGATTTTGAGAGGCGTACTTTGAAAACTGATTTAGTCATAACCTTTGGCGGCTCCTTCCGGAAAAGAATTAATGCTATATGGTCACTGGCTGGAACTTTGTTGGCTTTGGTCTTTTATGGTGAGGCAAAAATCGTTCTTAAAGACTATTGCCATCAAGATGAGCCTAAAAAGGTGTAACACCAACACCTGATAATTTATATCCTGATATTTGATCAGTAACCCGTCACCCGACGGGTTTTTTGCTTTCTGGAGCTTAGTAAATGTCCATATCGAACCAGACTCGTAGCGGTGATCTGTCGGCAGTTCTTGATTCTCAAGGCGCTGATACGAGAGACCAGATCCGTGTCGCAATGCCCGGAATCATCCAGTCTTTCGATCCTGATACTGTCACTTGTGTAGTTCAGCCAGCAATTAGGGCTATTCGGCGCGATAACGATGGCAACACCGAGACAAAAGACTATCCACTGATCACTGACGTTCCCGTCGTGTTTCCGCGTGGCGGCGGCTGTACTCTTACATTCCCCATTAGCGCTGGTGATGAATGTCTACTTATTTTCGCAGATCGCTGCATTGATTTCTGGTGGCAAAGCGGCGGTATACAGGAGCCGGTTGACGTTAGGCAACATGACTTATCTGATGCTTTTGCGATAGTTGGCCCACAGTCTCAGGCACAGAAAATTAGCAATATCAGCACCAGTGCAGCGCAGCTTCGTTCCGACGACGGTTCGGCATTTGTCGAAGTGGCAACCGGTCATGATATTACAGTTAAAACCTCGGGAAAATTAACTGCCACAGCTGATGGCGGCACTGAAATTACATCACCAACCATCGTGCTTAATGGTGAGGTCACTATCAACGGTCCCTTAACCCAAGGTAAAGGCTCGGCTGGTGGCGGAGCTTCTCTGCTTGGTCCTGTCACTGTGACAAACGATGTTACTGCTGGAGGTAAGAGCCTAATGAAGCACACGCATGGTGGCGTTCAGACCGGTGGAGGAAATACAGGAGCTCCTAACTGATGCGATATCGCAGAGAAGACCCAGAAGGGGATTATACATTTGGACAGGGTGACGGCACCTTTCTAGTGAATTCGCCAGAATGTGTTGCACAGGCAGTGAAGACTCGCTTTGAGTTGTGGAAGGGGCAATGGTTCCTCGATACGACACAGGGTACCCCTTATGTTCAATCAGTCCTTGGAAAACAGCGTGCGGACGTTTACACGCTAGCAATCCGTGATCGCATACGGCAAACCCCCGGTGTTCTATCCATTCTATCGTTTGACACGAATAACAACAGCACGACGCGGCGCGTTACATTCACTTCAACCATCGACACCATCTACGGGCAAACGACAGTAACAAGCGAGGCATAAATGGCTTTGAACCTAGATACGCTGGGGTTATCGGCAACGGTAACAGCTCAGGGGATCAGTGCGCCTGATTATCAGACGGTGCTTAAAACGCTCACCGGATATTTTCGGCAGATTTACGGGGCTGATGCCTATCTTGAGCCTGACAGCAAAGACGGACAGATGGTGGCACTTGTGGCGCTCTCTATCCATGATGCAAACAATACCGCTATTCAAGTTTACAACTCCTTCTCCCCATCTACTGGTCGAGCAGCCGCACTCAGTAGCAATGTTAAAATTAACGGCATTACCCGCAAGATGGCTACGAAATCTACCGTAGACCTCACGATCACCGGTAATGCAGGAACGACCATCACAAATGGTAGCGTCAAAGATTCAAATGGAATTACTTGGTTGTTGCCTGAAATAGTCAATATAGGCATCAGTGGAACTGTCATTGTGACAGCTACGTGCGCCGTTAATGGGGCGATCGCCGCATTACCTAAAACTATAAAAGTTATTAACACCCCTACACGAGGTTGGTCATCTGTAACTAATGATACTGCGGCGACAGTTGGGCGCTCTGCAGAGACTGATGTTGAATTAAGAACTAGGCAAGCACAAAGCGTTGCTTTACCAGCGATAACGCCATTTGATGCTTTAGATGGGGCTTTGGCAAATGTCACTGGCGTTACTCGTCACAAGCTTTATGAGAACGACAGCGCGGATCCAGATGATAATGGGATGCCAGCGCATTCTATATCCGCAATCGTAGACGGCGGTGATGCTACAGAAATCGCGAGAACGATTCGAAATAAAAAAACACCCGGTGTGCCAACGTACGGAAAAATAGCCATTGATATCCCTAATGCTTACGGAGCTATGCAAACAATATATTTTTCCAGACCCACAAATGTTCCCATTTATGTTGCAGTCGAGTTGCAGGCGCTGACTGGCTATACAAGTTCTGTGGGTATAGAAATACAGGAATCTATCACAAAATATATAAACGGCTTGGGTATAGGTGAAAGTTTGTTATTGAGTAGGCTTTATTCCCCTGCAAACTTAACCGCTGGTACGGATAATTCAAATAACCAGTATTATGATATTTTGAGTTTAAAAATTGGTCTTAGTAATTCGTCGTTATCTACTTCGAATATCACAATAGCATATGACTCCTTAGCCTCCTGTGTAATTGATAATGTCACTATCAAGGTAACATCATGAGTAAATACACAGAATTAATTACAAATTATCATAGAGGCAAGTTGAAATTTGTTGAACATGTAGACTTGTCAACCGGCGGGGTTCTGGAAACCTCGCAAAATATTCAGGGTTTTGTTTCAAAATTTGATCTCGATACTGCTATTGGGGCGCAATTAGACATCCTAGGTAAATGGATTGGGCGAACAAGGGAAATAACAGCGCCAATTGATGATTATTTTTTCTCTTTTGATTCACCTACGCTAGGTTTTGACTATGGTACGTGGAAGAACAGGTATGACCCGGATACAGGCATTGTGAAGGTTGGGGATGTTGATTATCGAACTATGTTACGAGCGAAAATAGGCGCTAACAATTGGGATGGCCGGTCGGAATCACTGCCTGACATTCTGCAAAGCATTTACCCAAATGGCGAGGTGAAAATTACGTACTCAGATAATCAAGATATGACAATGACTATATTTATCGATGGGAAAGTAATTACCAACATAACTAAAGAAATCATCCGTCAAGGGTATCTTGCAGTTAAGCCAGCAGGGATAACAATAGTATATAAAATTAACGGAGAGTGACTTACATGCCAAAAAATGATTTTAAAGCATTTGCCATTAGTGAAAATGCCAATGTATTAAAACAAACTGAATATGAGTTACTTCCTGCTTTGGATGAGGGGTTTCAATCAGGCATAGCCCGAAGTGAAGAACTTAACAAGGTTTGGCGACAGGCCTCAACAATAACCAGCGTTATCGCGAGCTTCATGGCGAGTAAGTCAGGACAGGATGTACTTGATAATGGTGATTTAAATACGTTACAAAATACTCTATTGAAAGCACTATTGAATAATTCAATATCACAATTGGATGATAGATATCTAAATGCGGAATTAAATCTAAGCGATATTAATAATGCTAAAGTGGCTTGTGATAACTTAGGTCTGACACAAACCGTTGAACTAGCCGCTGGCGCATTACAGAAAGATAAAAACCTTTCTGATGTACCCGATAAACCTAAAGCCCGAAAGAACTTAGAGCTAGGAGCCGCTGCAATTAAGGATGTAGTTACATCAATGACTGATACAACGACAGGCCGCGTTCCTGTTGTTGGTTGGATGGGGCTTGGAAATGTTAGCTATGGCGCGGTTCCTATGGGGGTAACGTCTCAATTTCTCATATATCCAGCCTCTGCCCCTGAAGTTCCGGCTAATTGTGCAGGTTTCCAAGCTGCATATGGGGAAAGCCGCCGTGCGCAAATCGTTATAAATACGACGGGAGAGGTATTCAGTCGTTTCAGTCTGTCTGATGATGTTTTAGATAAAACCACGCCGTGGGCAAAACATTTCACGACGCTAAAACCACCGACTGCCGCTGATGTGAGTGCTATTCCATTTTTTGGACAAATTCCGGCAGGGACAAACCTCAACACGCTAACTAACTATGGTGTCTGGTTTAACCCCGCCAATGCCACGCTGGCACTAAATTACCCAAGCACTCAGGCTGGTTCATTGCAGGTTTTGAAAGATGCAGGAAGCACGCAGATTTATACCGAGTATCAGAGTGGAAGCCAATTTAGGCGCGGTTTTTATGCGGGGACATGGAGTCCTTGGCGCATCGTCTATGACTCGGGTTACAAACCCACCCCAGATGACGTCAATGCAATTGCTCAGGATGGTTGTCGTGTTGCTGGGTTCGTCAATGGAAACCAAGACGACCCCTATATGCGACACACAGCATCAAACACCGTTGTCCGGCTAATGACTTCTAGTACTGCTGATGCACGTTATATCAAGGCTATGCGCTTAGGTTCTAGAGCAACAACAGCCTCGCAACCGTTTATGTTTGAGGTTCCCACTGGCTGTGTCATTACAGGGCTTGATGTTTCTGGGGATAGCAACGCATCTGTCGTTGCCTACTATCGCCCAATCCAAATTTACTTAAATGGTGCATGGCTTACCGTGGGGGCAGCATGATTAATTTGATGAACTTTCGAGAAAAAACAAAACTAACCGAAGATGAGCAACAACAAGCTAGCGATTTTGGCGTGATTTTTCTTTGTGATGATGCAGGTAACGACTGGTACGAATCGCAAAGTCAATTTGCCGAAGAAACCATCAAGGTGATGTATGCCGAAAATGGCGTGATTTGTGCGGTCAGTGATGATGTCAGCAAATTATGGCCGTTGAACATGAGCGTTGCAGAGGTGAAGGCAACAAAAGCCAATAACGCTGTTGATTCATCAGGCAGTTGGGTTTATTGCGATGGAGAAATAGAAGCGCGTCAGTATACAGCTGATGAAATGCGTGAAGAGGCAGAGCAACGGAAAACCCAATTATTGGCTATGGCGACCAGTGTTATTGATCCGCTACAGGATGCCGTTGATTTAGATATGGCGACCGAAGGCGAGAAAGAAACGCTTACTGCATGGCGTAGATACCGAGTATTACTTAGCCGAGTGGATGTGAGTAAAGCGCCGGATGTTGAATGGCCTGAAAAACCAGAAGAGTAG